CAAACTGAACCAACACAGAGCGAGATAGACGCAGAGGTTACAAGACTTCAAGGTGTCTATGATGGTAACAAGTATCAGCGAGATAGAGCAGCAGAATATCCAAGCATTGCTGACCAACTTGATGATATATATCATAATGGTGTTGCTGGTTGGAAAACTACAATCAAAGCAACTAAAGACAAATATCCAAAGGGGTAAATAATGCCTACAGAGATTAGTGGCTCAACTGGAGTCAACAAAATACAAGACGGAACAGTTGTAAATGCTGACATAAACAGTAGTGCGGCTATTGCTGGTTCTAAATTGGTAATGCCTACTGGTAGTGTATTGCAAGTAGTACAATTTTCAGGCACAGCAAGTAGAACTGTGATTTCGAGTACAGGTTCTTGGACAAGTCATTTTTCACTAGCAATAACACCAAGTTCAACAAGTAGTAAAATTTTAATTCACGCAACTGTACCTGCTATGGTTTCTGGTAGTAGTAATTTAAACAGAGGTGGTTTTCGATTACAAAGAGGTTCAACTACGATTTGGAATACTGACAGTTTTAGAGAGCATTTGCAATTTAGGAATGCAGACACTGAAGGTAATTCAATTCAAAATGTTATGTATTTAGATAGTCCAAGTACTACTTCAGCAACTACTTATACTTTTCAAGGTCATTTAATGACGGGTAGTGGGTTATATATGTTTAGTAAAGCAGAAGGTTCTAATATGATACTTATGGAGATAGCGGGATGACGGCTAAGCAACAAGTACAAATAGATAAACATGAAAAACAAATAGTAGATTTATATAAAGATGTTAGAGAAATTAAAAATATGCATCTAAAATTTATGTCAATGGGTAAAGGTCTGTTAATTGGTTTTGGTTTAATGATCGCAACAGATTTTGGTTTAGGAGAGTTGTTACTTAAATTATTATAAAGGAGAATATAATGCAACCAAAGAACAAGAAAGGACAATATATAAAACAAACGTTTTCAAACAAAGTTAAATACGTTTTTAACGTAATTATTTGGAAAGTAGAGAAATGGGTAAAGCCAAGCTAATATGATAGCTTTTATAACAAGTATAGCTCCAATAGCGTTAGGCTTTGTTGCTAAACTTATAGCTTTAAAGAGTCAAGCAGCATCTGAACAACAGAAGTTGATGATAGAGTCAATGCAAGCACGCAATGACGCTATTAATCAAACTAGGGCTTGGGCAGATAAAGAAAGCCCTATGGCTGCTTGGAATAGACGAATTATTATATTAACTATACTAGGACTAATAATATTCACACAGATAGCACCCGTATGGTTTAATATACCAACAGCAATACCAATAGTTCATAAAGGATTTAGCTTCTTTGGACTTGATATAACGCAAGATGTAATTGAATATCAAGTAATAAATGGCTTAATTAAGTATGACGAAATATTTGCCTGGGCAAGTATGATTATAGAGTTTTATTTTGGTGCACAATTAGCAAAGGGGAAGTGATATGGAAACATTAACGACTTACGCATTACAGTTTTGGCAGTTTAGTTTAGTAATTGTATTAATAATTATTGGAGGTCTTTGGAAGTTCTTAGATAGACATGTAGAACCTAATCTAAAGTTTAAAGCAATAGACATGCCTCATATGAGACCTATTCCTATACCTACTAAAGGTAAAGGGTTTTGGGGAGGACTTAAAGTCTGGTTATTTGTATCACGTAAGTGGGAAATAGTTAAAGACTATCATTATATTGTTGATGGGCAAGAACTAGTAATACCAAAAGGCTTTGTATTTGATGGAGCATCAGTTCCTAAGTTTTTACATACCTGGTTATCACCAATGGGTGTACTATTAGTTGGAGGTTTGATACACGATTACGGTTACAAATATCAAACATTACTATGTAAAGGTAAAAAGAAGACTATTGGTTTAAGAAATCAAAAACAATTAGACATAATATTTAGAGACGTAAACATAATACAAAATGGGTTCAGGTTAATTAACTACTTAGCTTATTACGGACTAAGATTAGGTGGATTTGCAGCTTGGAATAAACATCGTAAAGTAAACGCTAAATGGAATAAATAAAATGGCAGCAAGCAAAGAACATTTAAAAGAGATTAATAAAGATTATAAGCTTAAGAGAACTGATGAAGTAACTTCAGCAGGTAACCGAGTTTATCTAAATACTAAAACAGGAGAGAAACATTCTGAGATTGTTATAACTATAGAATATCCTGAAGGAAGTGGAAATTGGGTTAATGTTCCTAGCTTAATTAATGGTAAAGTTTATACTACTAAAGGTGTTATTAGAATGCTTGATACAGGCAGAGTAAGACCTAATAGTAGTCATATAAGTGAAAATGACGCTATTGAAGCTGCAGTATATCGTAGTAATAATCTACAATCTAATACTGGAGAAACTTTAAAACCAAATAATGAATTAGCTGATTTTGATCCAGTTAGACAAGCTTTTATAGATGAAAATGTAAATGCATTTGCAAGTACTTTTCCAACTAGAGAAGAAAATCCTAATGGATTATTTAGAGTACCAACAGAACTTGAAGAACGACTTAATCAACAAATTCTTGGTACAGATACAGCTTCGATGGAAGAAACTGTTGCTAATAATAACAATCTTAAACAATTAGCAGCAATTATGGACAGAGCAGAAGCTGAAAAAGATGATAGCAATAACAATGTAAATTTAGTGCGTAGTCAAACAGAAAGAATAACTGGGCAAGAAAATCAAGGTGAATTAGATGCAGAAGCTGCAAGTAAAAGAGCAAGTCTTGAAAGAATGTATCAAATAATGGATAGAGCACAAAATGAAAAAGATGATAGTTATTTTTATAATCCTGATAATCCAGATTTGAATACTCCTTGGAAAAACTGGAATGCTAAATACCGTATGGAAGATATACTTAGAGGAACTGGATTAAAAGGTGCTGAAAACCCTACAATGAATCGCTATACACAAACACCAGTATCAGCAGCAGATCAAGCTATGTTTGATAAAGCTAAAGAAGAAAGAAGACTTTTACATATGGGTAGGGCTATGTCATCTTATGAACCAAGATATACACCCCCTATAGATACAGGAAAAAGAGTGAGAAAAGAATTACTTCCTCCTATGCCATTAGGTAACGCTCCTGCTATGGATGATACTGCAGATATTGAAGCAGGTATGAAAACTAAGTATACATTTTCAGAAGGTCCAAGTACTAGAGGACGAAAAAGAAAAAAGCCTATATTTAGCTTTAATATGTCTCCTGATGAAAAAATGAAAGATAACAGAAGTTTAAAAGGATTAGCTCCTAAATACGGAGAAATGCCAGGATTTAAAAAAGCAGAAAATGGTAATTACTGGAGTGCAGATGAAAACTCTGAATTTTGGAAAACAGATGCTGGATATGAAAAAGCAATGGAAACTTGGGGTGCTAGTGGAAATCCATTACCTACATTTGTAAAAAGACCTGCTAGAAAAGAATTAGATGTACAAGCAATTAAAAACTTTTTTAAACCTAATAGATAATGGATATTAAGTTTCATAGATGTACAGTTTTACAAAATGGCAATGCTTATCTATACTATAGGCATGATAAGCGTATTAATGGATACTTAGCTTTAACAATAGCAATTGGAGATAATTTCAAAGATAAAAAGAATTTTGCAAAATTATTAAAATACTTTTTTAATGAAATTATTATTAATGATGATCTTTATGTAAGTTTTGCAGATAATGATAAGGGTTACTTTAAATATATTGATAAAACTCCAATAGAGTTTGAGAACCATATCATTTATAAAGTTAAACGATATAATAATGGACAATTTGAGGAAGAAGCATAATGGCAAAACAACATGATTTAGATGTAGATTTAAGTGAACCAAAGAAGCTTGTAGATTGGAAGAATCCACCTGATTTATTAGAACTTAAAGCTGATTATGATGAAGCTCAGTCATCACATACATCACATGTATTAGATGTTGATAATTGGATAAGTGCTTTAAATGGTGAGCAAACAATTAATAATAAGAAAGGTAGATCAAAAATTGTCCCTAAACTTATTAGAAAACAAGCTGAATGGCGTTATGCTGCATTAAGTGAACCTTTTTTATCAACAGATGATTTATTCAATACGTCTCCAATGACATTTGAAGATAAAGAGTCTGCTATACAAAATGGTTTATTATTAAATTATCAAATCAATTGCAAAATAGATAAAACTGCTTTTATTGATGAGTATGTGCGTACAGCTGTAGATGAAGGTACTGTTATTGTTAAAGTAGGATGGACATACGAAGATGAGACTATAGAAGTTGAAGTTCCTGATTTTGAATATCAGCCATCACCAGAATCAGCACAAATGCATGAACAGCTACATCAAATGATGGAAGCTGACCCTCAAAAATATAAACAAGATATTGCACCAGAAATACAAGAAGCTCATAGATTAACTATGGAAACAGGTGTTCCAATGATGGGTGTACAAGTAGGCTCTCACATAGAAGAACAAATAAAAGTTCTTAAAAATCAACCTGATTTAGAAGTATGTGATTATAACAATGTAATCATTGACCCGACTTGTTTAGGTGATTTAGATAAAGCTAATTTTATTATTTATAGTTTTGAAACATCTATGGCTGAACTTAAAAAAGATGGTAGATACTCAAATCTAGAACATGTTATTTTAGAAAATGCTGCCCCATTAGCACAACCAGACCATAATTTAGAAGATGAAACTAACTTTAAGTTTAAAGATGATCCACGTAAAAAGATTATTGTTTATGAATATTGGGGATACTGGGACATTAATGATACTGGTGAAGTAGAACCATTTATTGCTACGTGGGTAGGTGATGTACTAATTAGGATGGAAAGTAATCCATTTCCTGATAAAAAGTTACCTTTTGTAGCAGTTCAATATTTACCTGTACGTAGACATATATACGGAGAACCTGATGGTGCATTATTAGAAGATAATCAAAAGATTATTGGTGCTGTAACACGAGGTATGATTGATATTATTGGTAGGTCTGCTAATGGTCAAATGGGTATTCGTAAAGATGCATTAGATGTTACTAATGCTCGTAAATTTGAACAAGGAGCTGATTATAAGTTTAATTCTAATGTAGACCCTAGACAAGCATTTCATATGGATACTTATCCTGAAATACCTAACAGTGCTCTTAACATGCTTAATCTTCAAAACAATGAAGCTGAGTCTTTGACAGGTGTTAAAGCATTTAATAGTGGTATTAGTGGCTCAGCATTAGGTAATACAGCTACTGGTATTAGAAGTGCATTAGATGCAGCGTCTAAACGTGAGTTAGGAATACTTAGAAGATTAGCAGACGGTATTAATCAAATTGGTCGTAAGATTATATCTATGAATGCAGAGTTTTTATCTGACCAAGAAATAATAAGAGTAACTAATGAAGAGTTTGTTGCTATTAATCGTGAAGACTTAGGTGGTATGTATGATATTAAATTAAATATATCTACAGCTGAGGCTGATAACGAAAAAGCACAAGAACTATCTTTTATGTTACAAACAATGGGTAATAATATGGACCCATCTATGTCACAGATAATATTATCTGATATTGCTAGATTACGTAAAATGCCTGATTTAGCAAAACAAATTAAAGAATATCAGCCACAACCTAATCCAATGGCTGAACAAAAAGCACAACTTGAATTACAATTACTACAAGCTCAAATACAAAATGAAAGTGCAAAAGCAGCTGAGAATGCAGTAGATGTAGAATACAAGAAAGCTAAGACACAAACAGAAATATCTAAATCTAGAAACTTAAATAGTAAGTCTGATTTAGAAGACTTGAATTTTGTTGAACAAGAGTCTGGAGTTGGCAGACAACATGAAGAAAATATGAAAAAAGTAGATCAACAAAATACAATGGATAATAAATTTGCAGATGCAATAATTAACGATCCAATGTTAAATCGGCAGTAATTTTGAAAAAAGAGTGATATAATCGCGAAAAAGGAGAATTTTACTACTTTGTTTTTATCTCAATAAGAGGACACACGATGAGCACAGAAGAACAATTGCAAGAGTTAGAAGATAATATGCAGCAAGCTAAGCATTTTATCGAAGTCAAAAATAGTTGCGTAAAACTTTTTAAAAATAGAGAATTTAAAAAAGTCATACTAGATTACTATTTCAAAGAAGAAGCAGCTAGATTGGTTATGGCAAAAGCTAGTTCTTTAAATAAAGAACAACAAGCTGTTATAGATAATATGATATATGGAATTGGAGCATTAAGTAATTTCTTTGATAGTGTACTGACTAGAGGTACACAAGCAGAACAAGCTTATAAAGAAGATGAAGATGCTAGAACTCAAATATTACAGGAGGACTTAAGCAATGGCTGAAGTAAATAGTCCTCTAGGAATGGATGATGAAGAATTCCTAAAACAAGATTTAGGTGAACTTGAAGCTCAATTAATTGCAGCGGAAGAAGCAGAAGAAACAAAAGCTCAAGAAAACACTGAAGAAATTGATACTCCTGAAGAAGAGCAAACTTCTGAAGAGGTAACAAGTGAAGACGAAGAAGTAACTCCTGATGGGGTCGACCCCTATGAGGAAACGGATGAGTCTGAAAGTAATACGGAAGAATCTGATGAAGAGATATTAGAAGATGAAGTAGCTGACCTAGATGAGGATACTCAACTAGAAGACGAAACATTAGAAGATGCTATAGAGTTAGAGTCGGAAGATACAGATGCTACTGAAGATACCAATGCAGCTAAAAACGAGAAGGATACTTCTCAAGCTGAAATTGATTACGAAGCAGCATATAAGCGGATAATGGCACCATTTAAAGCTAGCAAACGAATGATGCAAGTCGATAATATTGACGATGCAATAGCGTTAATGCAAAAAGGAGCTGACTATCATAATAAGATGAAAAGATTAAGTCCTAATCTTAAGATAGTAAGTATGTTAGAAAAAGAAGGATTGTTAGAACAAAGTAAACTTAACAATCTAATTGATATTTCTAAAAAAGACCCTAAAGCAATTGCTCAGCTTATAAAAGAAAGTGGCATTGATCCGTTAGATATAGATACTGATGAGGAAACAACATATAAACCTAATAACTATGGTGTATCTGATAAAGAATTTAAGATAAATCAGGCAATTGATGATATTAGAGATACCCCATCTTTTGATAAAACTATAAACATTTTAGCTAAAGAGTGGGATAACGAAAGTAAAAATCTAATATCAGATAATCCAGAGATTATATCTATTATTAATGACCACGTATTTAACGGAGTCTTTGATAAAGTTCAATCAGTTGTTGATACTGAACGTGCATTAGGACGATTAAATGTACCTGATGTTGTTGCTTATAGACAAGTAGCAGAACACTTACAGTCTCAAGGAACACTACAAAGTCAACAGGAATCTGTTGTACCTCCTCCTGCATCTGTACCGAAGGCTAAAGCAAAGGACCCTGCTGTTGTAAAACAAAAACGTAAAGCTGCAGCAGGAACAAGAAAGACTGCAGGCAAAACTGAATCAGTTGGAACTAATTACTTAGGTATGACTGACGAAGAATTTATGAAGTTAGCCGATGTATAGTCTTTCTCTTTTAATATACAGCTATAGGAGAATAATATGGCTTTAGAATACGGCACAGGCGCAAATGGCGCCAGTAATGTAGGTGCACAAGCGCGCACTGACTTTTATTTTAAGAAAGCGCTCATTAAAGTACGTGACATTCAGTACTTTATGCCATTGGCAGATGTTAGGGCTATGCCTAAGCATCATGGTAAGACAATCAAGCAAGATGTATATCAACCATTACTAGATGATTTGAATACAACAGACCAAGGTATTGATGCTGACGGTCTAATTCAAACTAGTACTAAGTTCATGGCTTGGGATAAAGCAGGTACATTACAATCAGGTGGTACTGGTTGGACAGCAGCAACTGCAACTCATGCTGGTTATTATGCAACTCAAGCTAATGCAACTACTGCAGCTGGTACTGGTGGTAGTACTAAGCAAATGTATGGTAACCTTTACGGTTCATCAAAAGATGTTGGTGTAATCGCTGATCGTCTACCAGCATTAACTGAGAATGGTGGAAGAGTTAACCGTGTAGGTTTCAAGCGTACACAAATTACTGGTTCACTTATCAAGCAAGGTTTCTTCACTGAGTACACTCAAGAGTCTCTAGATTTTGATTCAGACTCTGAGTTGTTGTCTCACATCACTGAAGAGATGATGGTTGGTGCAACAGAAATGACTGAAGCACAATTGCAGAAAGATCTAATCAATACTGCTACTTCTAGCGGTACTGCTTATTTCATTGGTGGAGCAGCAAAAGCTAACGTTAATGCTGTAGCAACTTACAATGACTTGATGACATTGTCTATTGCGCTAGATAACAACAAGACACCTAAGCAAACTAAGATTATTTCAGGTTCTCGTATGACAGATACTAAAACTGTTAACGGTGGACGTGTTATGTACATTGGTCCAGATTTAATTCCAATGGTACGTAAGATGACTGATATATCTGGTTCAGGTGTTGGTTCAGGATTTGTTGGTGTAGAGAAATACGCTGACGCTTCTACAATCCTTAACGGTGAGATTGGTTCAGTAGACCAGTTCCGTTTTGTTGTAGTTCCTGAAATGCAGTATGATTCAGGTGCGGGTGCATCTAATGCAGACATTTACCCTATGCTTTGTGTAGGTGACGGTTCATTTACTACTATCGGTTTCCAAACTGATGGTAAGAGCCTTAAGTTCACTACTACTCACAAGAAGCCAGGTAAAGAGACTGCTGACGTGAACGACCCTTACGGTGAAAAGGGTTTTTACTCAATCAAGTGGTACTATGGGTTCATGGCTCTACGTCCTGAGCGTCTAGGAATCATTTGGTGTAAAAAAGCTTAATTAAGCTTGTCTTCCTCACATACTACGTATGTGGGGAAGACTTAATATAGGAGATATTATGAACATAGACGAAATGACATCCAAACAAATTAGTGATGAGTTACGTAATCACGGTGTAAATATGCACTTTAACAGTAAAAGAGAAAAGTTAGTGCAAGCACTAGAAAATATTAATAATAGCGATGAAATAAATATAACTATGAATACAAAACAATCAACTGCTAAAACAGATGAAGAAATAGCTGCTGAAATGGGAGTTACTATTCTTACTGATGATATGATAGATAATTACACTTATAACGGCATTGAGTTAGAAGGTTTACAAGCTGCAGAAGGATTAAGTTTAATTAGAGTTATAGTTAGACCAAATGATCCATTAAAAGTAGATGCTGTAGGTGATATATTTACAGTAGGTAGTAATGTTATTAATGATGGTCAAGCTGTTAAAAAATATATTCCGTATAACAATGATGAAGGTTGGCATATACCTAAGATTTTATATAATCATCTTAAAGCAGCAGAATGCCAAATCTTTGCAAGAACAACTCGTAATGGTCAAGAAGTTATGGAGCCTAAAAATATTAAAGCATACAATGTTGAAGTGTTACCTCCATTAACACCAGAAGAAATTGACAAGTTACGTGTTAAACAAAAAGCAACAGGATCAGTAGGATAATATTATGGCATTAACCCAAGCAAACTTAACACAAGGCAGTGGCTTAACAGTTACTAATAACGTAGTCACAGGTACTGGTGTATTTGATGATCTGATGGAAGCTGTTACTACACACTTAGAAGCACAATATCAGTTAGGTAGAATAACAGGTTCAGATTTTGCAACAGTTTACTTGGGAGCAATGCAATCAGCACTACAACAATCAGTAGCATATACAATAGGACAAGAAAAAACAAATGCAGAAGTTGCTTTGTTAACGCAAAAACAAACAACTGAATTTGCTCAAACTCTTGTAACAGGTAACACTACACCTAATGCTAATAGTGTAATGGGTAAAGACATTACATTAAAAGCTGAACAAGCTAAAGGATTTAAGTGGAATGCTGACCAGAAGTATCTTAAAACTTTATTAGATGCTTGGGCTATTAATACTAATGTAGCTGGTACACCAGTAACAACAGTTACTGCTCTTAATTCTGGAGGAGTAGGAACTGATCTAAATGCTCAAATTGCTAACGCAGAACCTACAGGGTAATGTCTAACAGATTGCGCAACAATGTTATAGCTTTAGGTATTGTTGCGTGTTTTTGGGTTATCTTTGTATTGCCTGTAATGGCAGTAGATGAAAGTTCAATAACACAAAATACTACGTCTACTGTAACAACTACAGGTACAAATGAGACTACAGTTAAGTCTCCACCACCTTCAGCTATATCTCCTAATGTAGGTGGTAACAATTCAGATTTGTGTACGATATCTTCTAGTGGTGCTTTAGGCACACAGATATTATCTTTAAGCTTAGGTGCTACATACACCGAAGCAAATTGTCTTAGATTAAAAAAAGCAGGTAGATTATATGATATGGGTATGAAAGTAGCCGCTGTATCTATAATGTGCCAAGATAAAGATGTATGGCAAGCGATGATGGATGCAGGTACACCCTGTCCTATTGATGGCTTGATTGGTGAAGAAGCTAAACGAGCATGGGAAGTTAGAACTGATTTAGTACCTATGCCAGAGGATGAAGATGAACTTACTGCACAAGAAAAACGTGATAAGGTACTTAGCATCATGGGTGCTACTGCTGCTGCCTTTATCTTCTTTTAGCTACACATTCGGCTACACACCTAACGCAGCAATCAACGGCTTACAGTGGTCAATGACTCCTATCTATTTAGGTACTAATGCTATTGGCGGAATGGATATCTCAGGAGTAACTTACAAATACACACCTATTAAAGTTAAAGAAGATGATTATATTGTAACGCTTGAAAACGATAAAGTAGGTGGTGGTTATGTATTTCAAGATGTACAGGATTGGTCACAAAGAGAAGGTGGTGTAGAAGTCAGAAGAACAATTGCTTTACCATACACACCTATTGCAGTGTTTGGTGATGGTAGGCTTAAACAAGAAGGAACAGGTAGTATAGAAAATCCTGAAGTTAGATACATATATAGATTTGACCCTTGTTTTGATCCACAGAGTGACCCTAACTGTCCAGGTTATAAAAAACCTGAACCACCTAAATTACCTGAAATACCAGATTATGATGCATTACAAGATGAATCAGTTCAACTAGCGCAAGCAGAAGTTGATAAAGAATTGTTAAAGGAGGAAGACGAAGAAGCTAAAGAAGAAGATGAAGAAGAAGAAAAAGAGCAAGAGTTAGAAATGCTTTTGGCTACTGCAGAAAATGCATTAACTATTGCAAATGACATATCACAATCTGCTTTATTACAATCTATAAATCAAGCAACAAACATTAACACTTACTATGTCGCAACCATACCAGGTAAGATATATAAAGAAGCTATTGTTTTACAAGATAAAGATATAGTGGATAATAGAAAAGCTTTAAGAAGTCTAGGACAAGATAAACTAATGAATACAATGATAGAGGAGCAATATCGATGAAGAAATTATTAATAGCATTAAGTTTAATAATTGGAGCTACTCCAATTTTAGCAATAGACATAGATGGAAGTGTTCAAAGTAGATGTACTGTTGCAGATGTAACACCAGGTAAATATGGTAACCCTAACGCATACACTTTAACAACAGACCCTTCAAGCGCAGGTCAAGTTCCTGTGGTGCGTTTTGATACTACGTTAGCTAACGCATACTATGCACAAGTAAGTTATCCTACTAGCTTTAGTTCAAGTCCTTCATTGTCTGACAATGTAACGTGGACTGGTGCTGTAACTGTAAAAGCTACGGGTGAAAGTGGTATGAGTGGATATCAGTCTGCATCAACTACAACAGGTGCAATGCGTCAATATGGACTTAGCGTAGCAGGTAGTGTTTGGATACAGTCAACATCAGTAGCTACTTATGGTGGTAACCGTGCATTCCCAGGTGGTACGTATAAAGCAGTAGTATTAGCTGAATGCGTAGCTCAATAGGATTATGTTTACTGCTGCTAAGCGGAGCAGTACTAAGTCATGAAATGACACCTACATATCCTAAGTGGGGAGTTAGTGGTATAGACGATGTAAAAAAGACAACTATGCGGTTATGGAATGCAAGAGAAGATGTGCAGTATTATGAAATAGGAGTGTTTACAGAAAAGTGGAAACCAATTCCTTTTGTTACTGCATATCGCATTCTTTCTATAGATTATTTAAAAGAAGTAAATTTTGATGTATACATAAAAGAAGAACATGTAGATAAAGCTAGATACATATGTTCATTATCTAAATTAAGAAGTAAGAACGAAAGTAAAACTTTATTAGCTACTAGAATATGCTCAAAATTCAAATAAAATGTTTACTGTTAATTTTGTTAAGCACACAAGCTGTAGCTACTAGTACATCTCTTAATTTACAATTGCCAGGTAGTACTGCTAGTCACGGTACAGATAGTGTTAAAGCTGGCGACATAGACTGTTCTAATAGCATAGGCGGGAGTACTAATTTTGAATTTGGTTTGACAGGTATTGTGAATAACGCAATAGCACCTATTATTGGTAAAAAAGATCCAGATAACCCACAAACAAAAGACTTAGGTATTTATGCTAGAATAATAATACCGCTAGATGCACCAAAAGAAAGAATTAACTGTAATACGCTTTATCAATTAGAATTGCAACGTAGAAGACTAGAAGTAGAAAAGTTACGGCAAGAAATTGAATTGTTAAAAGCATTACAAGAAACAGGGGAGTTCGACAACTAATGGATGATTTAGAAAAGAAAATTAAAGAAGTTGAAGACTTACGTACTAAACAAGTCAAAGTAAAAGGCTTTAGATTTAGTTGGGCTAGTATTATGGCACTGTTTGCTTTAATTTCTACAATCTTAGGTTCATTGTATGGAGGCTTTCTTTTATATCAAAAAGTCGAAGCATTAGCAAATTTGGACTTAGGAGACATTAGTGCTTCTATGGCAAAGACTTCTGCTGATGTATTACGTATTGAAGAACATGCTAATGCAATTAAAATAGAACTTAAAAAAGATATGACTGATTTACGCAACAGTCAGTGGAATCTTGAATCTAAAGTGGATACAAAGTTACAATCTGTAGATACTAAACTTACTAATTACGATACTAAGTTAGATAGGTTTGAAATTAAAGTCGATAATACTAAAGAAGACTTAATGAAACGCATACAACAAAGCCTTGATAATCCTTTAGCTAATTAAAAATGGGTTTATGTGATGTAATTGAAGATGCTATTGAAGACATTGTCGATGCAATCGTTGATGTCGTAGATACTATTGTCGATGCTGTAGTAGGTGTTATAGATGCAGTACTATCTCCTGTTGCTAATCTATTAGGATATGAAGATGGTGAAACAGATAGTGATGATGTAGAACTATTTGAAATACATAACCAAGCTTTATTTGCAGACCCTGATAAAAAAGCTTCTGCAGAAACTGTTGTAAAAGCTATTACTCAAGGACAAGATATAGCTGAAGCTTTAAGATTTGCTACACTATTTCAAAATGGCAAACAAAACATTAGAAAATTTATCAAGTATATTGATGATGGTGATTATTTTGAAGACTTTCCAACTCTAAAAGGAAATGTAATGACTGTCGACTATGATGAAGTCGATTCTGTGTTAACTACTCTTAATAGCGCTCCGTGCACAATATCTAATGCTAAATTAGGTACATTGTTTGTAAACCCTTGGCAAAAATATTGGCTTCAAGAAAATAAAGCATATGTACACGAGACTAGTACATTTACACATAGTGGAACTAGTTACACTGTTAACGTTGCTAATTCTGTATATAACAGTAGTAGTAATGATTACACATTACGTACAGGAAGTCCTTTAGCAAACTTTACTGCATTTAATATACCTAGCAAACCTACGGGACTACATTACATAGTAAATTACTATTTAGACAGTGCTCCTAGCGTAAATAAATTATTTGTATATAAAGTCGGTGCTGGTACTTATAGTGGTTTAGATGATCCAAATACTCAAATTACTACTACTGGTACAGAAACACTCAGTGTATTACCTGCAATACCTTTACGTTTAAATAATACTAATTTTAATGCTTCAGGACAAAGTACTAGTAAACGCGATAGCATAATAGGATTAGCTGATACTGTAGGTTTAGACGCTGAAAATATTATTGACGAAGTTATGGCAGATGTTGCTGCTACTAACATTGCTAACTATCAAAATAAAGTAGACCATGTTTATTTAAATTTTGGTGTTAGAGTCTGGGATACATCACAAATAGCGATGAATTATGGCTTTAGATTTTTAAGTACGTTATTCCCTGGTCAAGGTGTAACTAAAGCTATTTATGATAGTACACCAAGCTCGGATGACAAACCTTATAATACTATTCTTGTAACACAAGGTGATTATAAGTTAGCATTTACCTGGGCTTACATTACATATGCTAATTACACTGTAGCACAGATTAATAGTGCAGGTGCTGGTTCAGATATATATGATAAATATTATTCAGACGCAAGCAGATTTGATAGTAGCAATAATTTATTAAGTACTTATTACGTTTCATCAGGTATAAAAAGCTATAACGTAGGTTATTTTGTTTCTAATGCTACTGAGTTAGCAGCGTTTATTGCAGGTACTCTTACTCAAGAATCTTCTTATTCTTCGGAAGCAGCCAATTGGATGCAACCTACACAAGGAATTAGTTTTTCAGGAACAATAATAAATTCAGACAATAGTATTAGTACTTCTGGCGAAGTTAAACCATCTGAAATATATGAACGTGTACCTACTCCTACTACTCAAGTAATAACAAACAATACGACTTATTACCCAGTTGCTACTTCTGCAACGTTAAAAATCGAAATATCTGGTGGTGGAGGTGGGGGAGGTAGTGCTGAAAGAGGAGGTAGTGGTAGTAATGGACATAGTGGAGGAACAACTTACGCAAGAGTATATAATGCAGGAGGCACACTATTAAACACTTATTCTGCTTCAGGTGGAAGCGGAGGAGGAGGAAATAGTATGGGTGAAACTTCTGTTGGAGATCCTGGAGATAATTTTGGTGGTCCTGGCAGCAATGGAGTACCTTCAGGAGCTCATTCCTCATTTTCAGGAAGTGGAGGACAAAACTATAATGATTCAGCTGGTGGTCATGCTTCAGGTTATTCAGCAGGTGGAGCAGGAGCTGGTGACGATGGTGGATGGTTCTATCAAGATGATTCTGGAGCAGGAGGCAATAGAGGCGCTTACTATACTGTAAATCACACATTAGCTAATTCTACTGATTATGTTGTAGTTAGTATTGGGGGTGGAGGTGCAGGTGGACAAAGTGGAAATGATGGTGGAAATGGTAGTGCAGGACTTTGTGTATTAACACCATTATCAATTACATCTGGAGTAAAAAAGATTAGTAAAGCTAACGAACCTACTACTGTAGGTACATCATTTACTTACTATCAAAATGTAGTTAACGGTATGAACACATACACTGTGCACTCACCTAAAAGTATGTTACGAGTAATTGATTCACAAACTAGTAAGTTTAAGATGGTTAACTTTGATTTAACTGACCCTACTGGTTTGATGATACCGTTTTCATACGAAGTTATTAAAACCTTACCTAATGACCATGTGTCTAGTTTGTTTGTAGCAAGTGCGCATATATCGTTATATGTAGCTGATGTACAAATAATTGAACAACCTGTATGGTCAGGGTTATTAAAAATAGTACAAGTTGTATTATTCTTAATGGCAATCATATCAGGTCAGTTTGCTGCAGCTCAAGCTATTGCAGCTATGATTAAACAAATAGTAATTAATTTAGTTATAGAAAAGATCATTATTACTATTGCTAAAGAAGTAAGTCCTGAATTAGCATTTGCAGTAGCTATCTTTATTGGATATACAGTTAGTGGTGGAAAAGGAATAAACTTTAGGGCATTTGAAGATGTAGCAACTTTAATAGGTAATACAGCTGATTTAATATCAACAGTAATAGAAACTACAGTAGAAGGCTTACAAGAAGATTTAACACTTGAATGGAATGCAGAAAAAGAAAGACAAGAGAGTTTAGAAGACCAATTAGCTGAATTAAATGAAGAATATAGTCCTAACACTATAAGACATTTAAGTAACTTAGTTAATGTAAATATGCAATCTACTATTAATCCTATGATGCCTACAGAATACTTAGCTTACTATAACAATTTCCATGTTTTAGGATTTGAAGATTACAATTATGATAATACTTGGGATGTTTTATATGAAACTCAAGTAATGCAGACTTAATAAAAAGAACTATACAAGGCTATAATTATGATGTATGATTATAACAACTTTATTTGTAAACTCTAATCGGAGAGAATAATGGCAATTAATTGGGAAGAACAATACCCTTCTATATATGGAAATGTAAATAAAGTTCAAGGCTTTAATAATTCAGGAGCTGCTACATTTGATGGGATTCCTAGTTTTGGTAATGCAGGTATGGACATGGGTTTTGGTGGTCAAGATGTACAACGAGCTTTATTAAATAATAGTGGTTACAATTTTTCAAATAATCTTGATAGAACAGTTTTGAATCCTTCAGGTTCAGGTTTAGGTAAATACTTTACTGCTGATAACATGAATGCTTTTGGAAGTGCTATAAGTGGATTAGGTCAATTAGCATCTGGATGGGCTGCATTAAAAAACATAGGTCTACAGAGAGATGCTTACGATACAATGAAAGACCAATGGGAGCGTAATTACGCAGACCAAGCTAAAGTAACTAACAATATGATTCAAAGAAGAAATGATTGGGCAGCTGCACAAGGTATGCCTACTTCAGATAATTACGTAGGTTAATTAGGAGAATAACATGGCTGCAGTAACTTGGAAAAACATAGCTCCTATGAATCCTTCAGGGATTCTAAATTCAATGAACCAATCAGCTCGACAAATTGGTGAAGCAGGTACAGGCATACAAGAAGCTATATCAGGATACGTTGACGATAGACAAAAAAGTGAAACAGATGCTTTTGTAGCTGATTTAATGAATGCTGGTAGTCAAGAAGAACGTGATGCTATGATTGGTGCAGCTAATCAATCTTGGTTAAATTTAGATCAAGTTAATAAAACTAATTATGAGTTAGGTGCTCCTGATAGAGAACAAGCTGCTTATGAAAAACAATTAGCTACTCAACATTATTTTAATAAATTAATGCAAGGAATAGAGCATGAAGATGCTATGGAATTGGCAGCAGTGCCAAAAACATCAACAAGGAGTAGTAGCAGTTCATCTAACATAAGTGCATCTGATGCACAAAATCCTGGTGACCCTAAAAATGAATTATTTGAAGATTTAGAAGATGAAAATCAAGGTGGATTTTTATGGATGAATGCTTGGACACCTTTTGGAAGTGACTTTGGTGAAAAAGAACAAAAACAAATTGTACGTTATTCAAATAAATTCTTAGATAAATATGGAAGTGAAATTAGTCGTGATGAATTAAATAAAGCATTTAATACACAAACTATTGAATGGGCAGATAGACCATTTGATGATGACATGACATTTACATTAGACGGTAAACAGTGGGATTTTGCTGAAAAAGGTTCTCAAGATGCTTTATATGAAAAACTTATGCAAGTTAAACGTAATGAAGCGTTAGAACAAGGTAAAGATGCAAGTAAATTTATAACAAGTAAATCTATTGTTAAAAGTTTATATTTTGATGAATTTGTTGAAAATAATCCTAAACTTGATAAAGGTCAATTAGAAAAAGTATTCTTTAAAATTTGGAATGAAAACGAAGGACAAAAAATTGATAAAAATGATTTTAAAGAAAAAAGCGCTGAAACAATCTTTGGAGATGTAAGTAACAAAGAAGATTTAAGAAAATATGGTTACGGTGGTGAGTGGGATGGTGGCTGGTATACAGGTCCTGGTAGCGGTTATATGGATTTCATTAAAGAAAGAGAAGAAATACAAAACCGTGACTTAAATAAATAAACAAATGGCAACAAATAACGCCATAGATGAAGCTTACTTACAAAGTTTAGCAAATCAACAAAGTACTGTATTAGATAAGGTACTATCAGAACAAACTGAAAGTTTAGATCAGTTAGTTAATCGTAAAAAAGAAGAGTTAGGTCTTAAATCAGAAGAAAAGACTAATGACTTTATATCTCAAAATATAAATATTGATGATATCACAGATGCTGATACTTTACGTAATTTTGGACGTTTATACGGTGGTGGCAAAGGATTTAGTTTAGATGCATATGAAACAGCTAAATATGATGAAAATAATGAACTAATACCTTATCTTGGAAGTATAGAACCTACTGATGGCAGTAAACGTAGTAAAAAGTGGGATCTACATCGTATATCTTATGCTAAAAGAAATGGCATAAAAGATTACACAATGGTGTCTCAGAGAATGTTAAATGAAGAGGCAGCTAAACAAACTGAAGAATTTAAACGTCTTTTACTCGAAGGACAAAATACTAGTAGTGGTCAAATAGCCGTAGACATCCGCCAGGATGGCGAAGGCTATTATGGTAGACCTTTAATTACTGTACGTAATCCTGAAACAGGCAAAATCATTAATGAAGTAATGAATACGCCTAAAACTAATGCTATGTTTTATAGTCAATATAATGTAGATTCTTATATTGATGGTGTACAAAAATTAGAAGAAGCTACAAGAAGTTTTAATGAAAAAACTTATAGTGGTGAAGGATTTTGGATAAGTGCTGGTAAAGGTTTAAGCCAAGGTATAGATGGGTTGCAAGCTACTGGTTGGGGAATGGCAGCTTTAATTGCTGATTCAATACCAGGTAAAAGAGGTGAAGCTACTGCTACTTGGTTTATTGAACAGTATTTACGCAACTTAGAAGAAGCACAAGCAAATGGAGCACAACTTCCTAAAGTAGAGGATGTAGATTGGTCAAATCCAAATGAAGCTTTATCTAAATTTGGAGCTTTACTTGGTGAAGCTATGCCATCTATTGCATTAATGATAGGTACTGGTGGATTAGGTGGGTTAGTTGCTAAACAAGCAATTAGTGCTGGAGTAAAAGGTGCATTAAAAAATACAACAAGCAGTAAATTTAGAAACTGGATGACTAAAACGCTTATACCTAGCGTACAAACAGGTAGAGCAGCTGGTGCTTATCTTGGTGCTACAGGTTTAGAAACAGGTAGTATATATGGAGATGTAGCTGCAGCTGGTAAAAGAGATTCAAGAGCACGATTAGGCTCATTAGCAGGTGGTACTATAGCAGGAGCTTTAGAAGCTTTTTATCCTATTAAACTAATGCGTAAATTAGGAATGGGTAAAGCTGCTAAAAGTCAAACTAATAGTTCTCTTAATAAAGTTCTTAAAAATAATTTAGGTGATAACGCTAAAGGTATAGCAGCAGGTATTCTAACTGGTGGTTCTCAAGAAGGTACAACTGAATTTTTACAGTTCATTGTAGAAGAAGTAACTCAAGATTTAATTAAAGAAGGTCATCTACCTGACATGAATAGTGCAGAGTTTAGGTCAGGGCTATTAAATTCTTTTGTAGCAGGTTTAGTTCCTGGTTCTACGTTAAGTGGTGGAGCTAATTTAATAAATGAAGTACAAAATAGACTTGCAGGCGATCAAGGAGCTACTGCTAGAGCTTATCAAAATATCCAAAGACAAGTACAAGAAGCAACAAATCAAGAAGCTACAGGAGGCAAAGACCAAAAATCTGAAGAGATATTAGTAGATACAGTTAGTGATATAGAAAAAGTTAGTCAAGACTTAGGTGTTACTTTACCTGACGATTATGCTAAGAAAGTACCTATTGAAAAAGCTGTATTCCTTGCAGACGCTTTAAACAGGCTTGAAATTCAACAAAAAGACTCAAGTGGTGGTACAGCCGACTCAAACGTAATTAACGCTAAAAACACTATTAATGAAGCTCTAGACCAACTTAATACAGGTGAAGTACAGATTGATATTAAGCAAAGAGCAAAAAGAATTGATGATAGTGCTCAAGCAAGAATAGATAGAATAAATGCACGTACTGAGCAAAGAATAAACGAAACAACACCAAGTGGAAAACCAAAAAGTGCAAAAGCAATAAAAACTATTAAAGATAAAGCAGCTGTACAGATTGCTAATATAGAAAAAGCTAGAGATAATGCAATCAATCGATTAGGTAGTAAAAAAAGAGCAGCTAAAAAAGGAAGTGCACCAGCTCGTAGTAGTATTGTTTCAGCTGCTAAAAGAATACGAGCAATCAATAAGATTCTTAATAATAAACAATCTAATTTATCTAAAGCTAAAAGAAAAGAATTAAATAGAGAGCGTAATCAATTAGGCGTACTCATTAATAACTTAACTAAAAAGAATGAAGTTAATTTAACTAAAGGAGTTATTAAAGCAGGACAAGATGCAATAGGAAGTTTTAAGTTTCAAAAGAAAGTAACTCAAACACAGACTAATGAAGAATTATCTGATTTAATTGATGTAGCGCAAGCCGCTTATGACGACTACATTAATACAAAAGAAGATAATTTATCTGTTAAAGATCGCGAAGAGAAGAAATCTAATCTATTAGGTGCTTATAGTGAAATAAACAAAGCAATAAAAGAATTACAAAAAGATAAAAAAGAAACTACTGATAAAGAAGCTTTAAAAGAAATTGATGTAAAACTTTCTGGTTTTGTACAATTAAGAGAGAATATTGTAAGTGAATTAAATAAACTTAATAAAGAAGAAACTAAAAAACAAGAAACAACTACTGAACAAGATACTGATTCTTTAGATATAGATATATTAAACGAAGGAGTTGATAATGCTACATTAGGTAGCTTACAAGGAGCCCAAAAAGAACAAGCTGAAAGAAAAAATAAAGTTAGAGATAGTTTTAGAGCAATAAAGAAAAGACTGAAAAATGCTAAAAAGACTTTATTAGATGTACATGATGAAATCACAAATGGTCGTAAAGGTAAATTTAAAGGTTTAGAAACTTATTTAGAAAATGCTAAAAACAATGTATTTGAAGAAACTCAATTTGATGATTTTGTATTAGGGTTAGAACTTAAATATAAAGCTTGGCAAAAAGCTAAAGCTATATTTAATAGAAAGAAAAACAAAACTGACGTATATGTAGATAAGAATACTTATAAAGTATATTCAAGCCGTAAGCAATTACCTGATTCTGATTTAAATAATTATTGGTACATCAATGATAAGAGTGATGTGTTAATTGAACTATTAGAATTAGAAATTGAATATGCAAAAAATATAAAAGCAGTTATCGCTGATGTACTTAATAATGTAGATAGCAAGGTTAAAAATAAAGAATTAAATGATACTATCATTGCTAATCAAAAGAAGATTGATGAGATTATCGCTAAGAATCAAGAAGATACAGGAAGTCTTGATGATATAAAGAAACCTAAAGCTAAGCCTAAAAGTAAACCTAAAGCTAAACCTAAAAAAGAAGCAAAAGATTCAGATAGCGCGACTGCTCAAGAAATTGAAGATATTATCTTAGAAGCTGAAGAAATTATAGACGAAGATGTATCTACTGATGAATTAGCAAATCCTAAAGAGCAGACTAGAGCTAATCGTAATAAACGTTTAAAAGCTTATCAAACTAGAGTTATAAATCTTATAAAAAAATTAAGTGCTGAAAGAGATACTCTTAAAGATATATTAAAAAATAAAAAACCTTTTAACAGAGTTGAAATACAAGATAAAGTAGATGCATTAAATTACAAAATTGCTAATCATAAATTAGAGCTTAAAAATTTTATAGCGGCAGAACTTAGGCAAAAGTCAGCAAATCATTTTTTAACTAAATTTGCTAATACTTTTGCAAAACTAAGAGATACAGTATTAAGTGTTACTGATTTGTTTAGAATTAAAGATATAGAGCGTGATTCTTTCTTCTCATTTAATCAAAACAAAAACTTAGATGAAAAATCTATTAAGCTTTTATTAGAAAAAGTCAAAGTAGACCCAGAAAGTGATTACGGAAAAGCACTAGTAAGTCAATTTATTGAGTTTAAAAAAGCATTTAACTCAATTAACTCAGGTTTAAATAAAACAGATCTTGCAAATGGTTTGTTAGCAAAACAAGCTTTTAAACTGTTTTCCGATAAAGATGGAAATTTACCAGATGAAGTAATTTTTGCAATGATGCTTAGCACTATGCATTATGCAGCAGTAAATGTAGGACATAGTAAATTTAGGGCTATGTTTGAAATAGCTGATTTACTTTATGGAGACGCTAAACAAACAGATAGATTAGGCAAAGAAGAGATTGCTATTTGGGGTAATGCAGGTATTTTTACTAGAAATGCTAGTAAAGATATAGGTTTAGAGATGTTTGATCTATTAAATGTTAAATTTGAAAAAGACTCTGAAAAAGAGTTTTTGAAGAACATTGCTAAAATTGAAGAAGATTCATCCTTTAGAGGCGTAGTAATTAGAGATTCTAACTTTAGAAATGTAGCTAGTACATCTTTAGGATTATTAGCAATACAAACTGCCAGGAAAGTAAATTCTAACGGAAAAAAAGATAAAGGTTTATTTAGATTAAGACGTGGTAGTTACCCAATTAAACATTTTGATAATCCTAATCTTGCTTATATAAATGAATTACAAGAAGATGGTGAGCAATTTATACAGTGGAACACAATACAAATTAAGGATTCTGATTTATTAAAGTTATTTAAAGACAATACTGATGAACTTCAAAAAATTAAAGGTGCTGATAGCAATATAAAAGATATATCTTTTAGTGTTCCTAAAAATGTACAAGAAAGAACAGATAATAGCTTTTTTAAACTTGGTAAAAAAGTAAAAAATCTTATTAAAAAGTTACAAAATGTTGAGTGGATAGGAAAAGAATCTGAATTAGATTTATTTATCAGTTTAATGAATCTAGATAAAAATGGTAACTTAATTAAAGATGAAGAAGGTAATTTAGTAATTAATGACGCTTTAAAAGAGTTAATAGGCTACAAAGAACTTAGTGAACAGCATTCAGAAAATAGAGAAGCTGTTGACTCTGCAAATAAAGAGAAGCTAAAAGATATTGAATATATCTTTGATTACTATAACAATAGAGAAAAAGGTGGTTTAAGAGGCTTTTATTTTCGATATAAAGCTCAAAGTCAACACAGACTGCGTATAGACAGTAATACTATCAATCCACAACGTAGTAAGATAATGCGAGCTCTGTTTAATCCAGTAAATTCTGAATCTAAGATAGAAACAGATTCTGATAGAGCGATGTTTAAGTTAGGTGTTGTGCAAGCATTTGGTTACAACATTAAAACATTAGAAGAAGGTATTAATATATTTAATGCTATTAATCAGAACGAAGCTGTTAAAAATGCTATAAACGCAACCCCTGAAAACTTTTCTAATGCTTTAACTGAGTTAATGAAAGAAGATATTGTTGATGGGGCAAGTACACACTTAATTGAAGCAGTAGTTGCTTTAAAAAATTATGATGATAAAGAAGCATTTACAACTACATTAGGTGTTGAAACTGATGGTATTACAAACGGTTATGCAATTGGATTATTACAATTTTTAGATGGTACACCTGAAGAACTAAAAGAAGCTTTAGAAAGAATTGGTGTATTTGTCGATCAAAAAGATGCTATTAATACTTACGAAAAATTCATTGCAAGTGGTAAAGATGATGTTTATCAAGCATTTTCTAGAAAAATTGTAGAAGCTATACAAGAATTATCAGTTATTGAATCAAATGCTGTAAATGCATTACATGGTCAATTGTTAGAAAAAGATGGAAGTCTCAGTAAATTTGCAAGAGATTTAGCTAAAAATCCAGTAATGATTAGTAACTATGGTGCAGGTGTAGAAAAAGTTATTAATGCAGTAATAGGAAAAATTGTCCCTGACTTATATGATACTTTAGCTAAACACCAAACTGCGTATAACAAAGCAACTAATAAAGCAGAACGTGATGCTGTTATGGATGAAATTTCAACTATTAAAGCTGCTTTACTTGCAAGTACAGGTATTGATATTAATTTTGCAGAAAAACTTGCAAACAATAAATTATATGATTTTAAATTTAGTCCAAAAAGAAAAGCTAAGATAGAAAACTATTTTAGGTCAATATATGCAAATGAAAAGACTAAATTATTTAAAAACGCTTTAGAAACTTTATTAAAACCTATCAAAGAATCAAGAGAGATTCTTGTAAAAATAGTAGAAGCAGAATTTTTTATATTCTATTCTGAATTTCAAAAACGTACTTCTGAATTTCCAAAAGGAAGTTTAACTAATTCAGCTATAAGAATGCATATTGCTGCAGAGCTTGCAGATGACCTTATGCCAAGAATGAATAGTCCTTGGAGTGAAAATGAAGGAGAACTATTACAGTTAATTAAACAAGTTGATACTATTGGAACACGTGTAGAAGTTCAAACTGAAGAGTTTGACAATGTTATTTGGGATAAAAGTTCTCGTGAATTTAAATTTATTAAAAGTGAATCAGAAGCTCGTATTGGCAGCAATACTGGAACTACTGACCTTGCTGAACCTGGTGTATCCGCAGTAATAAATATGATTCAAAACATGGATTCAGTAGTATTAGGTGATTTGCTAGAACAAAAACAACAAGTATTACCTATCTATGATGCAGTCATATCTCCAATTAAAGATGCTATTAGTAATGCTCAAAAATATAATGAAAGCTTTATAAAACGTAACATTGAGCATGTAATGTTAGAAGAAACATTAGCTCAATATAAAAAAGTAGTAGCTAATGCAAGTAAATATGGAATTGATTTACAAATAATTGATAAGCAATTAAAAACAGAATCTTTTAGAGGAAAACAAATTGTTAAAGAACTTACAGAATTAAATGAAGATATTGAAAAAATCGAAATTGATATTGATAAGTTAAAAAACAAAAAGAAACTTACACAAAAACAAGAAAATTTCTTAAGAATACAGAGATTAAGATTAGATACTTTATTAGAAAATAAAGTAAATTTAGAAGAAGAACAAGCTACGTTAACTATAAAAGGCTTAGAAGAAGTATTAGAAGATAAAATTTTACAAAGACAAACTAATTTAGAAGCTTTAATAGAAAAATATGGTGATATAGATACATGGGTTATATCGCAAATGTTTTTACCTGAATCATTAGTTGATCCAAAATCTAAACCTAAACGAGAAGTAAAACCTACTAGACCACCTGTGAGAGTTGGACTTAGAGGTACTAATTTAAGTGAAGAAGTTATTGATGGTTTTAAAGGAGCAAAAGATGCTGCTATTCAATTATCTAAATCTAAAAATCAAACAGCTTACGTAAGAAAAATAGCTAAATTGTTAATACCGCTATTATCTGATACAACTGTAGTAAGTTATGATTTTGAAAGATATGGAAGAAGTTCTGAAGCAGTAGATGGCACAGAAAGGTCATATCATCATACAAGTGGTCAGCCTATGCGACCTAATGTAATTTTAATAGAACCTAAAGCAGGTTCAACAGTTTTATTACATGAACTTATACATGCAGCAAGCCAAAGAATTTTAAAAACAGATGCTAAAGATAGAACTTTACGCCAAAATAATGCTGTTAAAAAAATGTGGAAAGTTCGAGAAGCAATTAAAAAAGAGTATGAACGCGATATGGGTTTAGATGGTAAACCTGCCAGAGGAGATATTACAGGAGAAGAAGAAAACAGTATTAAATATTTAATTTATGGTGGTATTGAAAATTGGGATATATCTCAAATAAATGCTCGTAAACGTATGAGTAAAGCATTTGGAAACCCTGAAGGTTTAAGAGATAGTGAAGCATTAGCTGAATTCTTAACACAAACTTTAACTAGTGCATATGCACAACAATATTTAAAACGTAAAAAAATTACAAATAAATCAGTTTGGACAAGACTAGTAGAAACTGTACGAGATTTATTAGGAATTAAAGATGATTCATTGTTAGATGAAGCTTTAAGTATAAGCATAGAAGGCATTGAAGCACTTAAAGAAGATGACCAACGAAGCCAAGTTGATTTGTTTGATAATGAAGATAAGATTGATGAAATCAAAGTTGATGAAATAATTGCAGATGCTAAACGAAAAGAAAAAGAAAATAAAGAAGCAGATGATACTAGTTTTATAGATGTAGATATTTTAAGCCAAATAGAAAATGATAGTAGATACCAAGATTTAGTTGATAAAGACAAAAAATTAGTTAAAGATTTATTAGTTGTTAAAGCACAGCTAATAGATAAAATAAATGAATTGGGTGTAGATATTGTATTTGGTTTAAGTGATCCGTCTCAAGTAGAACAAGAAAGAAAGCAACTACAAAAAGAATTAAAAGAAAATACTAAAAATATTGAATCAATTCTTGATAACAAAGAAGAAGATGATTTTTTATTTACAGAACATTTAAACTCAATAGATAATATTGTTGATAATGATTTAAAAGAAATTTATAAAACAAATTCTTTAAGAGAAAATTTACAATCAATATTTGAAACATTAGGTTTAAGTGGAAGAGATTCTTATCTTAATAAAGGCGATCAACAACGTCAAGAAGGTCATTTACAACGTGTTTTAACAGAAATTATTAGTGAAGCAGGCATAATCTTAGATGATACTACTTTAACTTTAAATGAAAGCACTATAAAAGCTCATGGAGAAGCTAACATTGGTGAATCTTCAGTAACAGTCAACTTTAATAAATTTAGACCTGAAACACACTCTGAGCAAACTGCACAAGAGGTTTACGTGCACGAGTTGCTACATATACTAACTAGATTTGCATTAACAAAAGATTCACGAATAAAAGAAAAAGTAGAACGTATTCGTAATGAAGTTAAAGCAGAGCTAGAAAAATCTGATAAACCTTACGAATTATTTTTACGTAAAGATGCTGAAGGCAACATTATTTATTTAACTGATAAACAGTTAGAAATAGAAGCAGCCCAGGCACAATATAACTATCTATTTGGTGATGCTGTGCCAGCAGATGCAGTTTTAGATGAGTTTTTAGCTTATTCATTAAGTAATAAGTTTATGGTTGAAAAACTCAATACAATGGATTCTCAAGTAATTCCATTATGGAGCAAAGATGAAAATACTACTGTAGTTGAAAAACTTGTACAATTCTTTACAGAAATTTTAGACAGGATTAGGGGTGTACTATCAGGTAAAACTAAGCCTCTTAATCTTGAAGAACAAATTTTTGAGTTAGCTAAAGATATTGTTGTAGTAAATCAATCTAAAAGAGATGAATTAGCACGAGCACTTAAGTTAAACAAAGCAGCTGGTGTAATAGATAGTGGTAATGAAGCAATTAGAAAATTTGCTAATGATGTTGCAATTGGTGCAATAAAGAAAGGAAGTGACGCTTATATTGCAGCAATAGATAAACTAACTAAAAATGGTAAAGTAAAAGGATTTTTTGCAGATGTTTTATATGATAGTAAATTAATAGCATATTTTGGATCATCATACAAAGACTTTGTAGATAACCATCCTGCAGTACAAGAAAAACTAAATGTAATTTTCCGTAACTTCAAACCAAATACTCTAAAGAATTTAAGTTCGCTTAAATCAGATTTGTTTGGCGGAGTTAATCAAGATTTTATTAAGTTACTATATAGATCGCATAATGAAATTGATTCTAATCGTAGACAATATAAAGAATTAACTAAAGAATCTTTGCAAAAAGTATTTAAAGATTATGATTCTTTAACAAATATAGAAAAAGAAAGTTTAACAAAGGTTTTCTTAAAAACTGATTTATCAACATTAGTAGCAAGTGGTGAATTTACTACAGAAGAAGTAATTGAATTGATAAAAGATAATAGTGTTTTAGATGATTTAATTCTTAAATATCGTAAACAATTAAAAATTAATAAAAATAGTCATTATAGATTACAGACAAGTCAATTAGCTAAATACATGATAACGGGTAAAAATAAAAGCTATAACCAAATGTTAAATGCTGCCAATATTTACCAACATGGTTCTAAAAAGAAAAGAACGTATTCAAAAGAAGAAGCTGATAATGAAATACGCGATTTAGACATTTATATCAGTTTATTAGCTTTACGAGATCAGAATCTTCTAAATGCTAAAAATGAAGTAAATGCAGTAATTCAAAGAGAATTCGATGCAGACCCTACACATAATGGTATTCATGGATTAATTAACTTACATATATCATTTAAAGCAGAATCTTTAAAAGACGGATTTGATAATAATCCAAGTTTAATGACTAAAGGTTATATAGCAACAATAACTGACCCAGATACACAAATAGTTATTGAACCTGATGACCCTGCAACAAATGCAGAAATGGAAAGAAGAGGTTATACATTTATATCTAAAGTTGATGGAGTAGGTGCAGAACCTTGGTCTTTATGGATAGTTAAAAATAATCCTGAATTAACAAGAACTAAAGGAATTATTTCAATGACTTCTAAACAATTTAAAGGTACGTCATTAAAAGAAATCTTTAGTAGAAACCAAACAACTAAAAGAGGCATTATGGATGCCTTGAATAAATTTAATAGGCAACAAACAAAAAGAGCAAACAAAGGAATGCTTTCACAAAAATACACAGCAATTCCTGTTGTAGATGGGTTTGGGAGAATTGTTGATTACAGAATAACAATAAATCATGCATTATCAGAAAAACATTTACAACAAGAATTATCTTTTGATGAAGTATTGCCGACAATGTTTAGCCAACTTCAAGATAAAATTAAATCTGAACAGATAAATAAAGAAGCAATAAAGTTACTATACACTTACGGTAAAGAGAATCGTGAAACTAACCCAAGTAAATTTATTAATATACTTGACGCAAGATATAGTGATGAATACTATCAACCTTTACCAAAACAAGCTAAGTTTGAAATAGAAAATTTTGCAACAATAAACAAAAAAACAAGAAAACCAGAATTTTGGGTTGAAAGAGGTTATTTAGATACTGTATTTGGTTATGTTAATCCATCAGTAGCAAATATATCGTTTTTTAATAATAAACCTAAAACACAGCGATACGTTAAAGTAACAGAAAAACTTGTTAAAGAAATGGTGTCTTTAGCAGTTGTTAACGTTGTAATTAAGATTCCTATTGTTCCTGCAGTTAACTTTGCAAGTAACTTTGTAACATCAATGTTATATGGGGTTCCACCTACTTATTTGATTAAGAAGTGGCGAGAAGGTATTCTCGAATTGAATAACTATAAACAAGACGCTAAAGAGCTCAAGTTATTAGATATTGAGATTTTGAGTAATCCTGCATTAGAAAATGATGCAAAAACTCAAAAGAAAAGAGAAATTTTAGTTAAAAAGATTAATAAAAATCCAGTATCAGGGTTTGTTGATGCTGGTTTATTTACTTCAATTACTGAAGATATTAACCAAAATGAATTTACTTATAGAAATAAATCTTTCAATAAGCTTAAAGAAAAAGGAAATAAATTAATATCAGGAAAATTATTTGATGTAGCTAATCACGCTTATTTAGGTGAACATACTGCTATATTTAAAGCATCAATGCATTTTTTACAAATGAGTGATTTTATTGCACGATATGCTTTATATAAACATCAAGTAGAAGTAAAAGGAATAGATAAAGATAAAGCTTGGAAGACAATGGTTGAAACATTTGTAAACTACGATCAACCTTTAAATAGATTTGTAGCTTATGGAAATGATATGGGTGCAATACTATTTGTTAAATACTGGTTACGTATTCAACGTGCAGGTATTAATTTAATAAAAGAAAAACCATTAAATGTAGGATTACTCTGGGCAAGTACTGGTTTATTAAATATGGATATAGAGACCATACTTGATTCTAGCTTGCTTACAGGTAACTTTATGCCTACATTAGGTGGTTTTGAAAAGATATTTGAAGAAGTTGTAATTCCTCCAGGACTAGAAATACTAGCTGGTGAAGGATTTAGTTAAACAAATCATCAACATCTTTTTTATTGTCATCTTCATCTAAATCATATAGCATAAGTCTTACAACAAAATATACTACAAACATAATAAATATGACTGCTAGTATAGGTATTGCAATAACCGACAGGGCTAAAATTGCAATAATAAGCACTGTAAACCCTGTCGTACCAGCTATTAGTTTAAGATTCTTCGGAAACTTCCACTTCATCGTTAAATAAAGCACTAGGTGGTTTAATACTTGATGCTTTCTTATCCGTAGTTTCAGTAGATGATTCCGCATTATCAATTATCATGACTTCTGCAGTAACTCCTGCATTAGCACCTCTGCCTACTGTTATAGTAGTTTCTATATCAGTATAGCTATCGATAATGTTTTTATCTTGTAGAAGCCCTCTAATGGCACCATGAATATCATTGTTGTTTAATTTAATAATCATAGTACTCCTTAATTAAATAGCTTCTTACCTGCTGGCTTTGCAGCTGCAGATGTAGTAGCTGTAACATCTTTAACTCTATTTAGAGTTTTACCAGTGTTACGTTCTGCCCACTTAGGCATCATGACTGCCTCTTTAGCATCTTTAGCCTTTTCAACTACAGTTAAATCAGAATCTGGGAAATAAAATTCTTTGATCTGATTCTCATCTCTAGTCTCAGCAGAATCTACATAGTTACCCGTGCCATCATTGACACGCTTGTTGACAGTTTGTTTAAGGACTGCAACTTTAACTTGTTTACCAAGCAAAGAAGTAGCTACGCTCTTCTCTGTAGGTTTTTCTTTCTTCTCGTTAAAGTCATAGACGTTAACCATTTTCTTCTCACTACTTTCAAATGCCTCATTGAGGTCTTCTCCTGTAATGATTAGAGCCAGATTATTAGCTAGTGTATAGCCAGGTAAGTAGTCTTTCTCACCTTTTTGGTTTATAAAGTGAACTTCTTCCTTGCGATTAGTAAACCAAACAGTTTGTTTTAGCTTCTTACCATCTTCGCCTAGCAAAGTTACATTCAAAGAATGAGCTCCGCCTTTTGATTGGTCAAAGTATGCCATATCTACTATTGTTTTATATACGCCAGAGTCCCACAAATATGAGCCTCCACCTAGTGAAGTTTCTTTTAATTTTATATCATCGTGCATACTGAACTTGCCCATAATACAAATCTCCCTTAGTTACTGTGAATAAAAATCTATAAAGGTAGTAACAGAACCCTCTATAAATTGGTTAAATACGGTGCGGAGCACCGCTATAGAATAAGATATAAGCACTTTTTATATAGACTATTTAGCTTACTCAGGCTGTAGCCTTGCTAGCCTCTAGGACTAGCGTCTCCATAAGTTAGGATACTCTTCTAATAGTAAAGCACTACCTATAGTATTAAAAAAATAAGTATCCTAGCTTATGAAGACTATTTTTTCTTACGTCTTCTACCTGCGGCTGCAAGTTTTTGAAATTTAGCTTTACCGTGTTTCTTTCGACCTATGTGTGCTGCAAGTGCTGCACTGCCTACTTTTTTCTTTAAAGCTTTGAATCTTTTACCACTTCCTAACTTTGCTTTTGTCATCTTTTTCTTTTTTTCTTTTCTGCAGCTACACTTGCTGCTGTTTCTGCATATGCAGGACGACTAGCTTTTTCTTTTACGTTAGATCTCATATCTGAAATACTACCAGTACCTACTCTTGTATTATATTTTTTCTGATTTTTTACAACAGCTTTACCAAGTCTTCTTTTAGGTGTTGCAGGAAATTCTTTATCATTATTTCGTTGAGTATTGCCCATCATTGTATTTTTTCTTGCTGCTCTTGCCATAATAATTTCTCCTAAATTTAAAGAATGGCTACGTGTGTATACGATAGTAGCCGTACCGTTGAAAAATTTGACTAGGAACAAGTTTAGGTAGAAATCCGTAACTACCTATCAAAAAACTAGTCAAATCTGAAATACACTTTCAGGGAGACGAGTTAATTCTATCATAAAATTAACTGAGTCCCTGTACTTTATATTGTTGTTCTAGCTCTTCTAATGATCTTTGTTCACATCTAGACATATAACGCTCATAAGCGTCATCATAATTTAAGCCCCCTCTACTTGCTCTATCTGCATAATCTAGAGCTAATGCTTCGCATAATTGTTCTTTTGTTAATTTCATTAATTATCTCCAAATGGACTCATGGGTGGCATAGGTGCAGGTCTAGCTTTACTATCTAGTTCTGTAAATGTGCAATCAATACTAGGCTCTGTTGCCCATAACATTGTAGCTTTAAGCATTACGATCTGCTTGTCATCATCATAATAAATATTATTAAGTGAATCTAATATAGCTTTACAATAGTTATCAATATCAGCATGATTGTCACAATATGCCCCATTTTTAGCTTCTTTCTTTTTCTTTGACCAAGACTTAGGTATTGGTACATTAAACTGTAATTCAGCAAATATGTTGCCTGTCATAGGTATAGTTTTAATATCTGCAGTCATAACAGCCATATCTTTTTTAAACTGAGTGTATTTTTTACCGTAATAAGTAGACCATCTAGTAACTCTAGGTCTACTAGCAGGAACAGGTATTATGTTAAATTTGACATGCATACTATCCCCAAGTTCCATCATCTCTAACTTGGGCTGTTTTCTTACCTCCCCAATACTCTACAGCATGACCTTCACTAATAAGTGTTGCACACATATCTACATCGTCTTCTGTATAAGGTACTGCTAATATTCTGCCGTATTTCCCTTTACCTAATGACTTAATAGTTATAGAACCTGAACAAAGTTCTATTAAGCGTTCTTTAGCTTTTAAGCCTAAAGCTTTCTCAGCTAAGTTCCTGGTACGAGATTCAGGTGTATCAATACCTGCTAGTCTACATCTTTGTTTATGTAACTTAACATCAAATCCTAGATCAAGTGTTACATCAATAGTATCACCATCTACAACTCGTTCTAATGTAGCTTTGTATACAAACGGTGTGACTTCAGCCATGTTATTTCTCCTTAAAAGCGTTATTAAAGATTTTCCAAAAGTCCTGGTTATTCTTTAAAGTTTTCTTTATACGAGGTGTAACACGATTTTGTCTTTCTTTACGCTGTTGTTCAAAATTTTTACTTAATTTTGCTTTTCTTCTCGTATCAGGCATTAGTACTATGTTCGTTCACAGTTAACCAAACAACTCTTTTATCATCTTGTAAATAGTTTAAATCACTCTCAACAAGTAATTTTTTTCCTTTTAACTCTAATACAGCTCGTTTTATTGTTGATAACGACTTGTCAGCAAAGTGGCTATGATTTACTATATTAGTAATACAAGTACTATGTGCTGCAGCAGTAAAAACATAAATATCTTTAGCTGTACTTGTTAAATTATAACCCTGTAAAGCATCATTAATCTTTCTTTGTGCTAATTCTTTTTTACGCCACATAGATGCAAAGCTTTTAATAGATTTCATATAGTCTCTCCTAAACTAATTTAACATATTTAACGTTTATTTCCTGATTAGGCTTACTACTAGTAGGATAATCATTTAATAAATAAGATGGCACTGTACCAATTTCGTTTAATAAATCTTGTAGACCAAAAGTAACATCTTGATTTACAATGTTTAAAAACATTGGAGATACAAAAGCTGCAATCTGTTCTTTACTTCTACTTTTAAAATAGTAAGTAAAAAAAGTATGCCTGTTTATGCTGTAGATTTTATCCATTAGCAAACTCCTTAACTTCAACAACTACCTCGATTTCTTCAGGAAAACCTACTGTTCTTCCTGCTGCATCAATAACTCTATGTAATTTATAGATTTTAGTTGTATCAGGCATATTGTCTGGATCTGGGACACTACTTGGACTTTCAATTAAATCTTTTAATTTTAAAACTTGTAAACTCATAGTATCTCCTAAATTATGTAACGTTCGTATTGTTCAAACCATAGTGCTATATACACAACACTAACTGTAGTTATGCTTAGTAATAAAAAATTAAGCACAGTAAATAGTAATTTTAAAGCTGACATATTGTCTCCTAATTTAATAAATTTAATAATAGTGTGTTACCTTTCTTAGTGAGTATGTCACGTGTGTCGGCATACACCTTAAGACGCTGTTTTAAATCTTCATTACCAGCAAGTACCTCACTCATAATATCTATTGACAGTGAACTATCGTGTAGCTCACCGTCAACAAATTTCATTAAATCTTCATCTGAGAATTTTTTAGTCGTCATAATATTCGTGCAACCTATCTAATATATGCTGTAGGTTGTTATCAATAAATGTTTCTTGTGTGTCCCACATTCTCATAGGACTTCTAATACGCTCATTAACAGTATCTTTAGTCAACTTAGTTTGATATACATACTTGTATTCCAATAGCTTTTCTTCATCATTATAAGACAGCATTGGTGATTTGTAATCTTCTAAGTTTTTAAGAGGTACTTTCTTGCAAGCAATGACAGTACTAAAATAACTTTCTACGCCAGTGTTCATAAGCGAACCTTTGACTTTAACCATAGTCTCATTGACCATTTCAGCCTCATTGAATATGTCTGAAGTGTGGGCGATAAAGATAATGTTTTTGTTAGAATTAGCTACATTTTGTGCCATCATGTTTTTCATGAACTGTGCGTATTGACCCCATGCTTTCATTGTATTTGTAGATGTAAGTACTTTAGTACTTTCATACATATCCATTAAGTATGTAAGACTGTCAATGACAATAGTATGTATCTTGTCATTATCTTGTACTGAATCAATAGCATCAGGTACATCAGTAGGGTCAGTAATTGTATATTCTTTAAACTTAGATTTAAAAGGCAACTTTTTGTTGTTTTCACAGTTCAAATACATTACACCCTCTGGGTTTTTTAACATTTGTAAGCTTGCAGACTTACCTGTAGCGGATTTACCACATAACAAAACTAGATTGTTATTCATTATTTATTCTCCTTCTGAAGTATTTTTTTATCAATTGATCTCATAATCTTTGAATGAATTTCTTCTTGACTAATAGGGTCAGCAATCTGTTCATTAAAAGTTATAAGTTTGTTTGCAATAGCATCTCTTGGATAGCCATTGTCCATTAGCATAAAGCCGTATCTAATAATCATAGATGCTCTGTTACCTACTTCGATACGGTCAGAGAACCATCGCTCCATATTACTCATGCCTTGAGCATCGAGAATTTTTTGTTCTTGCTCGATAGCTTTTTTAGTTTGAGGTATAAATAAAGTAGCATCTAATAGTTCTCCATCATTGTAAAAGTAATGACCATCATGTGACATCCACTTGCGTGCAATGTCTTTTGTTGCTGTATCGCAATCAAATGGTAACCAGTTAAAGACATTCTCCATAAACTTAGAGTAATCTCTTGGTTTAAGTTTTAGATAATGTGACATAGGAAAGATAATCCTAAATCTATTTTCTTTCTCAGTATGTCGTTTAGTTGTAGCAAATAGTACTTTGTATTCACTTAGTAACTCTTTAGCAGAGTTCAAACTACACTCACCGTCAATGTCTAGTATTAGTAGATTAAAGCCTGGTATAGCTTTTTCACTACTACGATAGCCATCTAAGAAATTATGAGCAGTATAGTGATAGCCTGCAGTACTAACAAGTTCATGCAAGCGACTAAATTTAGTTACTGCACCTTCATAATCTTTAGTTATGTCAGTACTGTAAGCTACTTGTATTTTATCTAGATCGGTTTCTTTCAAAGCTTCGCCAGATAAAAACTCAATATCATCAATATAACTTTTACGAATAATGATATTATTTTTGTAGCCCCAAGCAATAGCCAGTGACAACATATCTTTCTTTTGTGCCTCTGCTCCTCGATAGAATGGTAACTCTTCAATCAAATCTACTTGAGTAAGCTCTTTGCCTACATCTGCAATATATCTTGCAAGACGGGCATATGAACCTTCTTTGTTAATGATTTTATGAAATTGTTTACCTGAGTCTTCTACAAGTTGTATAGCACTATCTAGATGATATTGTGTAATTGACTTGCTACCCTCAACAAATGCGTAAGCACCTGCTAGTTTCAATGCTTTGTAATAGCGATGTGATAACTCAGCTTTCTTAATATCTTCATGTACTTTTAACTTAGAAGCTCTACCTTCACAATTAATTTTGTATTGAAGTAAATGAATTGTGTCTTCTTTAGTTAAAGTTAGTACAGTATTAAACTTGTTTCTATCTGCTAAGTTAGTAATAACTTGGCTAATACGTTGTGTGTCTTTAACAATATTAGTAGATGTCAAAGCATCATACAACTCTTCTGCTGTTTGTTTCTTAAAGTCATTTAGAGTATTTGTATAACCAAATAGCATTCTACGAGCATAGCCTGTCTCAAGCATTTGCTTAAACTCTTCTTCTGTTTTGCTACCATCTAATAACTTAGTTGGTGTACCGAACAGCATAAGATTTGTTGGTGTTTTGCCTATAAGTTCTTCACCACGCTTGTTGTCAGATGTATTCTTAGTAAGTTTTTGTTTGACTTTACCTACATCATACAACTCTAAGAAAGTATTAAGCATTTCTACATTGCTAGTAAGGTTTGAACCTACCTCATCTAACTCTAGATTCATAGAACCTGCGTTAGACATTAGCAATTTAAGTCTCATCTGTTTGACTGCTGGTGCAGTACCACTGTCAAAACTAAATGCTAGTGTACCTAGAGCATCATATTCTTTTTGTACTTCAGCCATAGCCTCATCAGAAGATAGATTAGGATTAGTCATTTGACGTCTAGCTGCAATTTGTAGTAATTCTGCATTACTCTCACCAGGCAATACATCTCTCAAAAATCTTGTTCTGAAGCCATCAATGATGTCTTCTTCCATAATATTAGTTGAGAAACCTTTGCCTGTACCTGACGGCATTAGATTTAAAACATATGAGTTAACAGGTATAACCCCCCTATCACGTGTTTCAATATTACATCGCATCATAGAAGTTACTTTAGATAAGTAATAAGCTACGAGTAATCTAAAAAAGTGACGATTCTGTGATTGTGTTTTAGCGACAAGTATGTCTACAATCTCTTCAGAGAATTTAAAGTAAGTAGGTTTTGACATGTTATTCCTCGTAAGCACCTTGTTTGCTAACAATACGGTGATAGACACTTCTACTTTTGTTAAGGTCTAATTTATTATTGCAAAACTTTGTAAATTCAGAATAAGTTTTAACTCCATACTCTTCTTTAAGAGCATATAGTTTTTGAATTTGATCGATTTGTTTATCTGTGAGTGGATAATTATCTCGTTTTTTACGAGTTTTAATTTTAGGTATTAGTATCTCTTTGGATTTTTTGGGTTTACTAAACCAATTTTTTATGTAGTACCAGGTGTTCATAAAACTAGTCTCCCTTGTTGTATTAAATTTTTAGCTTGCGTACAGATTTCTGATACTTCACAGTATCTGCAAGCTTTTACTTCGCCTCGTACAGTAACAACTGTACCTACTCCACCATCATTAGCTAGTCTTAAATTAGCCTCATCTAAACTGTCGTAGTTTTTAGTGGCTCTAGCCATTTTGGCAGGGTTCTTGTAATATTTATAAACAGTTTCAGATTCCCACAAATCATCTTTGTCACACTCTGGTAACTCTTCTTGTGGTTTATCCAAGTAACTTGTTAATAAATCTAATTTCTCAGAAATAAAATGTTCTGTTTGTTCTGTTGACCAAATAGGATATTCTTTTGTTATCACTCTAGTTTGAGGATAACTTGGATCTCTAGCAGCTTGTGCTGCTGACCAATCAGTAAATATGTATTGGATGTGTACAGCATTGTCTGTAATTCTGTCAGGTGCTAACCATTTGTAGATACTAGCTTGCTGTGTATATTTAAGTGCGTTAGAATCAAAGATAAACGACCATACAGACGTACTTTTGTAATCAGATACAGTACCATCTACAACTAAGTCATATTTACCAGAAATAATGTAATCTTTTATTTCTTTTTCATGACGTTGTTCTATGTAAATAGGTATTTGACCATCTTCTACCTTATCTGGATTTATAACAATCTTTTCATCTAAGTTAGATACTTGTAATGCTTGCAATGCCTTACTGATATTGCCTCTATTACTCCAAGCTTTTTCTGCAATAGCATGTATAGCAGAGCCCATTCTAGAACTTACTAAGTCCATAATGTCTACAGTCTTATCTAAACCTTTGTTCTGATGAGACAGTATCAATGCTCGTAATGGCTTAAGTAAAGATGTAGCACTAATAACATTGTCACGTTTGTCGTAATCATAATCGTCATGCATTAGCCATACAGCTAACGGCATAGACACATTGTTTTTGTTGGTATATTTAAATGCCATCAATAATCTCCTTTATTTTTTCAATACTTGCGTTGTTGGGTAAAGTAAATTGTTTATCCCAAGACTTACCTATTTCTAGGTTAGCCTCCATCTTCACTTCATTTGAAAAAATGCTCGGATGAGCATTCCATTGCATCTCTTTAATCAAAGTATCATTAAGAAACTTCACAGACATTGGATCATCCTTGACTAAAAAGTAGGCTGCATCATGAATTGTGTTGATTGGATATATATCATACACCATATCAGACTGCTCCAAGATATTATTTGTAGCAATAAGAGCCCTATTTATGAGCATTCCCCAGGACTGTGTTACAGCGTTGTTTGCGCTTCTAGCCTCTGCTACAGCAGCATATGGTGTTAATGTAGTGTTATGTACAGTTGTAGCTAATAATGGACACTTTATTCGTAGTCCAAATGCACACTCCATGTAGCCATGTTTACCTGCAAAATCTATGTTTTTCTGGGTAAATATGTCAGAAACAGAGTACAAATCATGATACTGTCGTTCTATGAGTTGAGCTTCTTTTTTCTCGATACCAATGTTAGTAACAAGAGTATGCCATGTACCACTGTAAGTTAGTGCAAAAGTAGGACCTTTTGATTTTTGCCTAAGTTCTGGATACTTATCTTCAATAGAATTAATGCTTTCGACAGTGTCTTTAATGTCAGGCATTTGATCTTTGAAATAAGTATAAGCTCTTAGACTGTGACCATCATAGCCATCTGTATACACTTTAATTTTATTTGGGTCTTTAGTTAGCAAAGCATTGACTCTGTCTTCTAGACTACTAAAGTCTGCACCAGCCCATAAGTAGCCTTCTGGTGCTTTAAAGCAAGACTTAATAGCTTTACCATAGATACTATTACTAGGCAGATTCTGTAAATTAGGGTCACTAGAACTTAGTCGTCCTGATTGTGTACCACCTAGTTTTAGACTGCCATGTAAGTAACCATCTTTTGTGTAAGATTTAAATGCTTTGATAAATGTACTTAATATCTTACTAGTTTGATTAATGCCTATAAGATGTTGTAGTATCTCTTTATGTGATTCTTCTTTAGCTACATGTACCAGTTTCTTAAGAGTTTTAGATCCAGTTGCTGGTTGTTTAGTATCTGTAAAGTCAATTGGTTCATACTCTAATTGTGTGTAAAACAATTCTCTAATGTTATTATTAGATTTAGGATTGAACTCTAGATCCATAAAGTCACTGTAAGGTCTACACTTACGTTTAAGCTTACTATTAACTTCTGTCATTGTTCTATGTCTAAATGCCCAGTTAAACTTTATTATTTCTGGATATTTAGCAATAGCTGATACGTGACTATCATGTTTATCTTGTAATTCTTTTTCAACTTCTAGAACTTTACTATCATCGATAGGTAAGCCTACAAGCATCATCTTGAGTAATACTTCAATAGATGGTTGAAAGATAGTTGTGTAAGGCTCAAGTAAATCTTCTGCAATAACAATATCACGATATTTGTCATAGACATACCATGTAGCTAAACAGTCTTTTAGATTGTATTCTAGTAAGATATCTACAGGTAATTTACTAGCGTCTTTAACATCTACACCATAATTACCAGCAAACTCTAGAGAATTAGACTTTAGATCTAATTTAACCTCTGTTCTGCTGTTTTTAGCAATGTAGGTATACAACATGCTGTCTTCAACATTTTTAAACGCATATAAGCCTTTATGCATTTCAACACGAGAACCTGGCTTGTCTGGAAAAAACTGATGAATAATATGTTTGCAGTCAAACAATGCATTATGAAATATCATTGTTCCTGCATACAGTATAAAAAACTGTCTCAATAAAGTTTTATCTACATCTTTCATGTAGATTACACCACCATTATGTTTATCCCAGGCAAAAGCAATACTAAGAATTTCACTACCTAGATGTAATCCTGTAGTTTCTATATCTATAGTCAGTGCAGGTTTCCCCATAAGTTCTACTATGAAATCTTCAGCATCTTCTGATGTCATTACATATCTAGAACTGTGAATAATGTTTGGTTTTTTAAAACCTGTAATAGCTGTAAGACCTTCTTTAATAAGTTCTTCATTGCTAGGATTGTAGAATAGTGATTTGTAATTAGGTACTACAACAGCTTTAAAGTTCTCATAGCCATCAAATTTAGGTTTAAATGTCTCACCATAGCAATCTGTTATCTTAGGTTTTTTGATAAGCCATTTAAAGTAGCTAGTATCAGCAACAATAAGATTTTCAACAGTCCCTATTTTATTAATCTTAGATAATAGCATTCTAAGATAGTTCTTACCTAGATCTGCTTTTATCTTACTATCTTCGTATAATAGACCATAAACTGCAATATTATCTTGATTTAAACCTCTATTTTCTAAAGGCGTAATATAGTGTTTTCTAAGATCACTTTCTACAATAGCATCTTCTTTAATTAAGATGAGCGTAGTAATCTCTCCACTACCAAAATGGATATTTCGCATAATAAGTCCTTAATTAATGAATAGTATCTTTAATAGTTTCTGAATCTTCAAAGTCATGAAACATACTTAAAAGTTCAAGAGATTTATGCATATACAACTCTGAGCGTTCTTCATAGTAAGCTACTGCATCTTCAGTATCTACACTGTCAAAGTCTTCGATATTGTTAACTGCTACGTATTTTTCAAAACATAGCGCCTTAGCAAGAGTTTCTACTAAGTATTCTAAAGGTATTTTATCCATTGTTTAGATAGATCGTCTCGCCTACAGGTTGTACATCAGGGTTATCATCTGTACATATCCATATAATTGGGTAATCTCCTACATCACGAACAGTGTTTGCATATAAATCAGTAAAATAGATTAATAGATCAGGATTAATTTGATTACAGTGTTCAATTACAGGCTGAAAATCTGTGCCTCCATATCCATGAAATTCTAATTCTAAGATGTTATCATACTTTTCTACATCATAAATATTATGTATTTCTGCATCACAATCTATAATAGTTAGTTTTTCAGGTCTGAAAGTTTCACGGATATTTTCGATTTCAGTAAGCATTTCAGTTAAATCTTCTTGGCTTACACTACCACTAGTATCAATAGCCACTACAACTTCACCTAAAGTGTAAGAATGCTGACTAGGTAAGTAGTAATCAGGATAAAAGCGCTTACTAGGTCTAGACCAAGAATAATCATCTTTTGCTAAATCAGACATAAACCTTTGTAATATCTCATACCAAGGTAGTTTAGGATTTATTAGATCATCTATAGCTCTTGCTATTTCTCCTGGTATTTCACCTTTGTCTTTATTAGCTATTTTAGACTGTAGATGAGCTTTAATAACCATATCAGTTATTTTGTCAGATACATCACCTTCATCTAAACCTGGTGGTGGCTCAAGCAAATCTACATCAAAATCACCACCTGGACCTCCTTCAGGTTCTTCATCTTTAATAATGTTGTAAACTTCTTCAGTGCTCATTTCTGCAAACCTAGGGTCTAGTAAACCTCCTCTTGGGACAGTAATGCCACTTTTTTCTAACATGTAATTAATAACGTAATCACCTGCTTTATTCCACAGTACTTTATCTCTGTCACCAAGTCTGGTTAAATGATTAAAGGCTACATGCCACACTTCGTGTGCCAGTAGCCCAGTACGTTCTTGTGGTGAAAGCTTATCAAGAAATTCTGGATTGTATAGAATAGATATTCCATTAGTACCAGCAGTAGGTAACTTGTCAGTAAACTCATGTTTTAGACTTAGACAAATAGTAGATAAGAAGACTGATTTAGTCATCAAATCTATCTTAGCATGTCTAAGTTGAGTATCTGCTTGTTCGTGTTCCATTGTATTAACCAAATAGTTTGTCTGCGTTTTTACTAATCCAATCTTGAATAATAGGATTTTGTTTTAACTCAGGTGCTATAGAATAAATATCTTTTAATACAACTACTTGAAACTCAATTGGTAATTTCTTAATAACTATCATAAGAGGTTCAATTGTATCATCATTACAATGATGACTGATAAGAGTAGTCATTGCATATTGATGTCCTGGTTCATTAGGAATAGTAACCATTGTTGGATTTTCAATCATATCTTCGATAGTAGGTAAATCCTTGTAAACATCACAGAATGCTCTAAATTCAGTAGCTGGACCTTCACCTACAGTACCTGTAAGAACTGCATGGTCTGTTTTACTAAATTTAACCTTATCTTTAATAATTTTAGATAAGAATTCCCATGTACGTGGTGAAGCAAACGTATCGTCTGCATGACTAGGATTAAATTTATGAAGAAGCTCAGGTCTAAACTTAATAAATGATATGACTCTGTGGTCAATATCTGCTGCATTAGCCCAATCTAGCCAAGCTTCAGGGTCTACCATAAGATTCAAATGAATCATTCTGGATTGCATAGCAGTAGATAGTCTATTTACAATAGCTTTATCTGTTGATTTATTACCTGCACATACAATAGCTACACGCTTATGTAAGTTATGAGCACCAATTTGTCTATCTAAGACTAGCTTGTATGCTGCTGCTTGTATAGATGGTGGAGCTGCATTGATTTCATCTAGAAATAGTAACCAGCCTTCATATCCATCTGGAATTTGGTCTAGTTTTTCTAATGGAAATGTAGTTGGTGGTGCATAATCCATACGTTGTCCATCACTTTGCAATGTAGGAAAGCCATTCAAATCTGTTGGATCTGATTGTGCTAACCTCATGTCAATTAGCTTTAGATTATGTTTTTTAGCAACTAGCTTAACAATGTCAGACTTACCAATGCCTGGTGAGCCTACTAGCATAGGTGTTAGTTTTGATAGTAATACACTGTCTAGTGCTTCTACCATTGCAGAAGATGAGATTTCAATCATTAGTGCTCCTTAATTATTCAATAAGTTTTCAGTTAGTCGTTGTTTAAGATTACCTGGTACAGCCACTTCATCTGGCAGTTCTACTGGCAACCTAGTTTGTTTAGGCTTCCTAGGTGGCTCTGGTGGTATGTATTTTTGTAAAGTACTAGGAAATACTTTACGCAACTTAGTTGTTGTATTATGGATTTCCATAGTAGTTTCTAAGTATTTACGCATTTGCTTTTTTTCTTGTTGAATTTGATATTCTTCAAGTCTCAAAGCAAGAACTTCTTCACGCATACCATCTTGTAATGGAATATCAAGCTCTTGAGAATTCCAACCAGTACCTTTTGTCATAACAGGTAATTTAGCATCTGCATACTGTGTCCAAGTAGTTTTTGCACAAGTATTATCCCAATTTTCTTCAGCTGTTGTTATTTGTGCTAATTCTCTTGCTTCAAGAGTTAGCTCAGGAACTTCAAGTCTGATAGTATCACTTGATACAACCATACCATCAGGCAACTGATTGATAATTGGCATTAAAGGTTTAATCCATTCAGAATGGTTACGTAAAACTAATGCACCTTTTTTATCAGCAATTTTTTGCATAGGTGCATCATATAAATCTTTAAGAACAGCATCTTTAAGTTCATGCTGTTTTTGATGTGACATTCTCATGTTGTCTCCTTGGGTTTATTAATAAAGTTAGTTAAATGGCTGGAAGCCATATTTGATCTACGTTGTTTATCACGCACTTTTACAAACTCATCTACATAATCCATACTATTAGCTTTTGGATTAATAGGTTCGTAATTATCATTTAAGTAGCCTTTGTCTTTAGCCCACTCAGCATATGCTTTCATTTGTCCCACGATATTCTCCTAATCGTTTAGTTTTAAAAATTTTCGCCAGATTTCATTGACGATTGTGTAATCAGATGGTGATAATCCTTTCCACCAATTACCATTGACGTTTAGTAATGTCTTACTATTAGTATCATCAACATTACCATTTTTAGTAACTCCGTATAAATTGCCATCAAAGTCAATATATTCGTCTTTACTTTTTAAAAAAATATATTTGCTCATTACATCTCCGCTGTAAAGTGACAATCCTGACCAGGATTCTCATTGAAATAAAGTAATATCTGTGTGCCAAGATTTAATCTTGCATAGATTGTAAGTAATTCTCTTAAAAAACCTTCATTGATATGAATACCCCATTTTTCTTTATAAAATTCGATAATCATGTCATCGTTGTAACCAGCATTTTGTAAAAAGAATTCGTTTAAATGTTCGTAATTACCTCTTAATTGACGTTTACAAAGATCAATACCTTCTTTCACCTTGTCAATATCAGAAAAATAAATAACATAATCAGTAAAACCTTCATGATAATCACTGTCTGTGTTCTCCTCTGTAATGTCTATTGCACCAAAGTATTCACCATCATCGCTAGACTGTACAGCAAACCAGAATTTGCCTTCTATGTCGCCATCATAATGTCTACCCATTAGTCTTCTCCTAGATTTGGAAATATTTCGATATCCTCTAACAGTAACTGTGTACGGTTTTGAGGATTGTCTTTGTACAACAACGCTGGTAAGGTTTTAACTGTAATTGCATCAGATTTTAAAAAGTTATCTGCTGAATATATAAGTTCAAAACCTCCTTGTAATCTAACCATTTGAATACCAGGATGTCCTTTAGATGTAGAAATAACAGAAGTAGTAAAGAATTCGTGACTATCTTCTTTCATTTTATATAGAACCTTCATACCAGGCTCTATTTCATCAAATTGTAAGAGTTCCATTATTTTACAAATACAAGTTTATCAAGTGCTCTTGTACAAGCAACATAATAAAGATTGTCTTCTTGTTGCCTTTCCCACTGTACATTTGTTTTTTGCTTAAAATAATCACAAGTATCAGCTTTTATAAAATAAACTGTGGGCGATTCAAGACCTTTAGATGCATGAATAGTCATTAGTTTTCTACAACTAGCACTATCTGAGTGCATACCTAAATTTTTAACAAATTGAGCAATATCATTAGGACTAGTAGCTACATTAATAATAGCTAATAGAGTGTCATATTTATTTTCTATGCTAGCAATGCTCCATTTAAGACCTTTTGCTCTAGTAATTTCTTTTTCATACTGATTAACAACATTTTCTCTCATGCCAGTAAGGCTCTGAGCTCCATTAAATACTCTATTTAGGTCTCTTTTAAGTTGATTAATAAAAGTACCGCCAATAGAGAAATGTTTGTTTTCTTGAATGAATTTGTAAGCAAGCTTAACTAAATTACTATTTGTTCTACTAATAATAAAACATTCATCTGGAAAATCTATTTCAGCGTTTCCATTGACTGAATCAACTTGTCCTCCTGTTTTATTACTAGTAATAGCAGGTACTATGTGTTTAACAGTAGAAATGATTTCAGTAGGACATCTGAAACTTTCAGTTAATTCATACTCAACAGGATTATAGTGTTCTCTAATCTTGTCCATAGCATATGGATCACTGCCTCTGAAACCATAAATAGCTTGATTAGTGTCACCTACAAACACAATGCGTTTAGTAGGAATACACGTTAAAAATGCTATTTGTTGTGGATTTAGATCCTGGCACTCATCAATAAGAACAATTTCATATTCTTCTGATTTCCAGCCATTATCAATAGGGTATTGAAGCATGTCATTACCACTAATAACAGTAGTATTTTCTTGACCTCGTGCTAATATCTCTTTTGCTTCATCAATATAATTGTGACTAATTTTAAATCTAGCACAAGTTTCTTTCCAAGAATCTCTAGAAATATTACCATTCATATCCATATGTTTACTAACTAATGAGCTAGAACTAGGATGTGCAAAGCCAAATTTACCATATTTGTTAAAATCAACTTTTGCATAAGGGTAATGTTTTTTGACCATTGCTAAACCAAAAGCATTAAATGTTTTGCATTGCCAACCTAAAGGTAATTTAGGCACTACATCTTTAACAATAGCTTTGTTAAAAGCTAGATAAATGCCTTTTTTGTATCTTGTAGCTAGATGCATAAGCGTAGCAGTCTTACCACTACCAGCTACAGCATTTACTATCACTGTAGGTTCGTTACTATCTACAACAGCCTGTTGTTGAACAGTTAAATTATGTTGCTGATTTCCTGAAAGAGTGAATTTTTTCATTGTTTGTTCTCAATTAAATTTTCTGTACGATATACATTTATCTGTTGTCTAACCTGGCAAACACTAGCATCTTGAAAGTAAGCTAGAGGTACTGCAAATACTTCTACAGCCATCTTATCAAGTGAGCATGTACCTTTATGATTATTAAGGCAACCTTTGAGCTCACAAGTATCAATTTTAAAAAATTGCATAGTCCCCCCTAGGGTTTAGATAAATTTAGTAAAAAGTATATCAAATCAATAGTACAGAGTTAAGTTTGATATATTTGAAACACCGTTCGGAGAACGGGTACGGACTAAGAAAAAAATGACAGACTCATCTCGCAATTGAGACAAGTCTGTCGAACTAACTAAATATGATTCATTATGACAGCATATATTCGCTATTTAGAATCTCTTTAGCTAAATTAGTAGAATGTTTTGTAACAGGTACATAATTACCACTAATTTCACTAAGTATGTCAGATAACAGATCACTATTAGCAATCTCTGCTAGTATTTCTCTGTATGTTTGACACACTATTTGTAGATAATCTGGACTAAATACGAAACAATCATGGATATGGACAAGTTGGATTTTGAGAGCATGGCATCGTCTAACCATTTCTCTAGCTACATAGCCATCAACACTATGTACTATATTAGCAACTAAACTTCTATAGTTCTCAGAAGGTTGTTGCTTGTTATATCTATATGTGAATGTACGATGATTAAGCTCATCAACTTCAATACGGATATTGGTCATTTCAGTAACTGGTACTTTAGCTACATGACCATCTGGTAATGTCCACATATGCACATCAGAGTCAAAATCCCAATATTCATTGATAGCCTCCATAACATCTAACGCACCTGGTAAAGTATCGTCTAATGACGCGTAAAATGCCTCTAATTGAGGTTCTGTGAATGTTTCTTTGGGATTAGCTTCTGAGTTATAGAATGTAGTCATAACAGGTTTCTTGACATCGCTACGTGTTACTTGGTCTATAGGTTTTAGTAGCTTATTCATTTTGTCTGTAACAGATTGATAGATATCTTCTCTATTACCTGTATTAACCATATTACAGGCTTTAGCAGTCACTTTACAACCTGATAATGCAGACATAACTTGTAAACCTGATGCAGTTGCGTCAATACTCATAACATAACCAGTAGGAATACCTTTCTTACTGTCTAAGTATGCTTGTATTGCTTTAGAACCTAGTATTGGTTCGTCAAATGTATCAATATCAAAGTTTAGTTGTTGATTAAACCAATTGATACGCTCTGACCAAGTTAGTTTGTCTTGTCCAGCATGACCAGCAATAGCAATTTTAAGGTTATCCAGGTTGTTAACTACTTTCTTATTGAATAACGATAGTAATGCTTTGCCATACTCGTTAGATTGCACATTTAGGTCATAACCTGATGAGTATGATCTACCTCGTTTGTCATAACGCCATACGAAATAGAATGGTTTACCAAAGTAATCACGAACTACACGCTCGAATTGCTCACTATCCATAGCTTCATTAGTATTAACGAAGTTAGTATAGGTTGGTATGTCTATTGTCCAAGCAACTGATTGTAATAGATTGAGTGCATCATAAGCTTGAGGCTTGTTGTGATGAGTGCCTTTGCCTAGAATAATAGATTTACGCTCCCATAACCATCCACCGTCTGTATTGGATATCCAATCATTAGGTTTCTGTAGCATTGGTGGCAAGTATTGTAATACATTTAGTTTATCAACAGTGTCACGTGTCAATTGATATTTCGGTACTATCTCAGTACTATCGTCATTTAACTTAATATCATATAATTTACCATGACATATAGATAGTATTTCAGCACCTGTTTTAACTGCATTGATTTGATTACGATAACCTAGCGTCATACCTAATTCAGTAGCTATACCTTGAATAGGTTTTGGTCTAGGTGATGATAGTACTATAGCTAATATACTATTTACTATCTCAGCAGTTTCAGGTAGGTTGTTGACACGGTCTTGTTTAGACTGATAATAAGTATTTGATCTATACTTATGTATTGCTAAACTAAGTGCTTGAGTAATTTTTGTCGGTATTTCATCTAATACATCATGTAGTATTAGGTTGTTACGCATTCTCTTTGAGTATTCCAACTCGTTGTGTAATTGAATATTCATAGTGTCTCCGTTAATAAGTGAATAATACATAGACATACTCCAACTAGTATCGGCATGCCTATGTATTAGTTTTGTTAGGGTTGGTTACCTAACTCTTCGGGTTTAGTTTCGGACACCGCAATATATGTTTACGGAACTAGCAGTAAGTGCTTCGCAATGGTATCCTATTTGAGGTTTAGCGTCTTAGATATCTATTAGACTACTTTCGATTACTATCTTGGTACTATCTACAGATATAAGCGTTATTGAAGTGACGCTTACACTTAGTACAGGTCATGCATTAACTCAATACTACATGACCTGCACATATGATTATAAACTATTATAAGTCATCAATCATACTGTCAGCTTCACTCGCTGTCATTGGTAGCGAAATGTCACTTAGCTTAACTTTACGCAAAGTAGCTTTTAGTGATTTAAGCTCTTGTTTAACTTCGGATGCTTCTGACTCATCATCTAAGTCATTCTCCCAGTAGTTAATAAAGCCTGCATTACGCACAACTCCTTCCTTGTTACTAATAGCAAGTTTGAAGTTAACATGACCTTGATTATTTTCAGCAGTGACATCTACCTCTGCTTTAGTTATAATCTTTAGTACTTGTTTTGCATTTATGTGAGCAAATGTACTAGTTGGTCTGAACTCAACACTATCTGAGTCATTGATGGCTATATAGAACTTAGATACACCATTAGTTCTAGTCTTACGGTTTGTGGATTTAACGATACTCATATATTTCTCCTATATGGATTTGCTAGCATTAAAGGAATATCAGTCATACGCTAGCAATACGACTGACATGGATTGAAATACTTTCTACGAACTATCAAAGATGCCAAGTTTTAGACTCACAACTGATAAAGTCATGAGTCATAAATTTGACTAGTGATATTTTCTAAACATGACAAACATAACAGCTAATGCAATTGCACTAACTGTTAGGAATGCCATAATTAGCATATCTTGAACCAGTATGATTGAATCATATGACATGATAGCTCCTTGGTTATAACTGCTATATCTTCACGCGTTGTGAGATTTGCGACCTACTTAGGTTTAGTTAGCAGTTCTTTCTATAATTACATTCCTAGCTCGACAGCGTTTAGGTGGTACTCGTGGCGAATGCCTCTTATAGAGTTAGTTAATAAGGTAGGGCTGTTTACTTGCACCCTAACAAGTCACTCATCATGAAGAAACTAATAGAAATAACATGAACGATACAGCAATGAAGGTTATGAATATTACCGCTTCATATATTTTGTACATCATGCTTTCTTCTTAGGTCGACCAGCTTTCTTAAGAGCATGGGTCTTTCTGAACTCGTTTAAGTTATACTCTGTTTCTAATAGAGCAATCTCAACTGATTCGTCTAAAGCAGTATTAATAATTTTAAATGACTGCCTAGTCGTATGCTTAAGACCTTCATCACCAACTGTTAGACTAACTAATTCAGCTGAATCTTGGACTGTCTGACCTAAAGCTCCGATGGTATTACCAATGACTTTAAATATTTGCATTTTATTCTCCTGTGATTAAATTGATAAATGATAAATCTCATATGAGACCACAACTGCGACCGCAGAGGATGACAGTGACTATCATGTGACTACTGTGTAATGTGTAAAAGTGTAAAAAATAAACAAGGGAAACCCCGTTGTTTGGGGTTCCCTTGGTAACGATGGATCGTTAGACTTTAATGTCAAACTCTGAATCCTCGTCATCCTCAGCATCTGGATCATACGCAGGTCTTTGTGACATCGTTACCTGGTTGGTCGCGATAAGATGCAAGATGTTATCTTCGATTTGGCGGTATTTCTTTGCATTCAATTCATCAAGTGCATTAAAGTGACCAACCAGTTGATTACCTAAGAAAACTTCATTGACTTTTAGGCGTTCATTATTGCGTTCATAAGCTTTACGTTTCATATTATTCTCCATTGATTATAAAAGTTTTATTTGGTAACAAGTACCACAATGACGCCAGTCATCATAAGTTTGACTGCGATATAGTGAACGGACACACTGAATACGATAAAAAATAAAGATAGTTAATGACAGTACATAGGGGGGGTATATCGCAGTCAAAGTCTGACAACCTAAGTTTACTTGACTCGTAGTAAATTATGTAATTTTTCTATAGGCAAAAATAGCACACTTAGTCCCTGGGATCTTTAACGCTATTCTATGCGACAAGCTGTAGTTGGCGGTAGCCAACGGAGGCTTGGAGCTATATAAAAAGATATCTCTTAAGAAGGGAAGCGCTACAGACCCTATTCCAACAACACCGAGGTTGACCTGAGAGTTAACTTTTGTAGTTTAAAAGTTATCTGTGGAGTTAACTTTTGTTAATTAGTTTACTTGCTAGGGGATATTGTGTTATACTTCCCCTGTTGAGTGTACTTTTCAGGGAGAACAATGCAGACACCGTATACTGCAGGCTGGGCAAAGATACCTTTAGACAATCTGTTGATAGTTAACGAGCTAATCGGCTCGTCTTCTATCTTCAGTGTTTACTGTTGCATGTTTAGGAAGTTACCGTTGAACGGGGACAATATATGCAATATAACACAAGCAGAGATATGCGAGACGTTGGGCATTAAAAAGAGCTATGCGTCACGTTCTGTTAAAAGGTTAATCGATTTAAAGGTCATAGCTAAACATTCAAGTAAACACTATATGCTGAATCCTCAGTATACAATCCGTAATAGTAACGATGACTATTTTAGTTTAATGAACAAGTTTGAGAAGTTGGTCAAGGAGGACGAACATGCAGACAGCTGATAAACAACACTTTATTATTGTAGGCTACGAGCTGGGGGCGGGGTTGTCGGAGGGCAACCTGCACGAGACTGTAGATATAGTATGTGACTGTCTCCATCCAGATAACACTGTTGATGATGCAATTGAAGATAGAATGTCTAAAAAAGACATTAAAGAACTAATAGATCAACAATTTATAAAACGAAGAGATGATTGCTATATTGCCAACCCTTTGTTACTATACTGCGTTGATGACGATTATTTTTTAGATGAAAAGCGATACGCTGCGCAAATTAAAGCGGCAAAGCTATATTACGGGATTGAGCGATAATGGATTTAGTTAAGAAAGATAATGGGGCAGTACTAACAAAAGAACAGCTACAAGCTAGCATGCCTAAGAAGTTTCGTCACAATGTGACAGATGAGATGATAGATTTCATTAATAGTACAGAAGGCGATGAGTTTAGAGACATCTACAAAGAAAACCTGGTTGGGTTTGCTGATGTGATTGAAAGCGGGCGTTATAAGATGTTAGATTATGTTAACGCTGTTAAGTTTGTTAGTTATAAGTTAATCGGGGACTCTAATACGATAGCTTACGCTAAAACGTTTCCTGACCGTTATCAGAGATTAGTAGATAAGAATACGCCTATGAAAACGATTGCATCGTTTTCTACGGCTTATAACAAGGGAGACCTTGTACATAAGATTTTAGAAAGGACTTTGGTGCCTGTTCATATTCTTAATATGGATATACATCAAGAGGCGATTAATACTCAGGCAGAGCTCATGCGCACTGCTAAAAGCGAGACCGTGCGTCAAAAGGCTGCCGAGTGCTTAATCACACAACTGAAAGCGCCAGAGGCTGCAAAGATAGAAGTTGACGTTAGTTATAGCAATTCATCTATCGATGAGCTCCGTGAGACTACTAGGGCGTTAGCGCAACAACAATTGAAGATGATACAAAGTGGTGCAGTAACAGCAGAGCACGTTGCGCAGAGTGACATTATTGCTAGGAAACAGAATAGTGTCGAAACTGAATATGAGGAGATATCGAATGAAAATTCTTAATATAGTATTACTAGCACTG